TGGGAAACCAGCAACCCACTGCTCTCAACATAAATCAGATGGCATGATATCATATCCAAAGCGACGTTGTGAAGCAGATGACTGTAAAGAATATGCATTATATGGTATGAATTCAACTCCAACTCATTGCGAAACACACAAATCACCACAACACATGAATCTAGTTCAGCACAATTGTGTGGTTTGTGGAGTGCTAGAGTATGTTGACAATGAAAGAAAGTGCTCGAGGTGTAGTAATTATTTGACAAAAAGACTTCACCTACGTAAACAACGTCAAGTCAAGTCTTGGATTGATACGAATCAAAAACTCAACCAATACGAATCTTACGACAAACAAATCGAAAGTGGCACATGTGGGAAAGAAAGACCTGATTTTGTTTGGGATACATCAACCCACAAGGTAATATTAGAAGTCGACGAATTTCAGCACCGCAACCGACTCTGTGAATGCGAACAAACACGAATGGTTAATGTGACTCAATCGGTTGGTATGCCTTGTTTATGGATTCGTTATAACCCAGATGATTTCAAAGGTCAAAAAGCATCTCTCAAAGAGCAAGATCGAAAAGATCTACTGTTGCGCGTGTTAAATGAGTCACTAAACGAATCACCAAAAACACAAAACGATGTGCTACGTGTAAAATATTTATTCTTTGATGGTTTTAAACCAGGAACAGTAATTGAAACCGAACATATTCCACTGTTATAATAAATTAATAAAACCCAATATTATGTGCTAGTTTTTTTAGCGATTCGTCTCCCGATACCCACACATTTACATTATTGGGATCGGTGTTATCTCCAAATAATCCACGACGTAAATAAATTTCATTAATCACAGTTCGATCATCACACGATGCCACTTCGATTGAATTTTCAAGAATCATAGTTGATACGAATTCAATCACGGATGTAAAAAACACAACGCTCGTGTTTGATACTCGATTATATTTCTTTTTCAACATGTTTGCAAAAAAATTTGAATTAAACTCCAATCCTGCACGGTGCGATCGTGAATATCGTTTGTACTTTGAATTTTTTGAAAACAACTTGTATCGTTCAACTGAATGCATTCCCGCTGAAATCGATAATTTGACAAGGTCAAGTGGGAATAATGTCTCAATTGCTTGAATCAGTGTTTTGGTTTTAAGTGTGTGGTGATTTTCTTTTTCGCTTATAACAATCCACAATTCAAACATATCATACGATAGATGTTTGATAATAAATCTTACCAGAAGATCAACGGCAGATTGATCAACCGTATATTGTGTTGATATTTGTTTCTGTAATTTATGAATGTAAGGTTCGATGCCGGACATGATCGGGTTTGAATGATAACAAAAGGGATACTGATTCGATTGGGCCAAATCACTAAGTGTAGCAATCATATTTAAATATTTTTAACGTAGCAATTAATTCGACAAACCTTAATTGTACGTAGCGAAATGGATCGATGATGTTATTACAAATCGTAGCGGCGTTCTATGTGTGTTGATGATTTTAAATAATGAATAAAAATGTCTGTCCATCTCGTTGTAATTAATTTAAACAAACGGCGTGATCGGTGGGTTTCGTTGCAAAAACATTTAGACGACTTTAAAGATAAGTTGTCGTTTATTGCGAGTGTACATAGAATTGAAGCAGTTGAATGCATCCCACCCGCAAAAGGATGTATGTTGAGTCATGCCAAGGCAATTCAATTGGCTAAAGATCAGTTTTGGGATCGTGTTTTGGTTGTTGAAGATGATATTCGATTTCAAGAAAATGTTTTAGATACGTGGAATGCAATTCAATCAGATTTGTCAAATGTGAATTGGTCAATTCTGTTTGGTGCATCCGTGCGTATTCGACCCAATGATGTCAAACCATTTACGTCAAATTTATTCAAACTTAATCATCCTAATGGAATTTTTACAGGAACACATTGTATGTTGTATCATTCAAAGTCATACGATGCCATTTTGGATTGCATCGCAGAAGAATGTAAATCGGATTTCCCATATCATTTGGACCTTTTATTATCAACAAAACTGAATACCAAAGAAACACCTATTTTACTCGCAATTCCGTTTTTAGCATTATTTACTGAAAATGATACATCCGATATTCGTATCGGCAAAGATACGAGTATTGATTACCAAAATATTGTTCACGCACAACAAACAGCACTAAAATTACGCAAATAAATTTATTCATTTAAAAAACATAATATGATACATTGAGTATAAAAATGATGGGATTCGATAACAAAAATAAAAACATAAATGCAACTCCAAAGATGGATGTTGGTTGAAGACCAAGACGATAAATAATATAATACGAAGCCACAAGTGCCACAACTACTTGAGCGATCCAAATCTTAAAAAAGTGAATCGCAAAGATGAATTGGTTCACATATGTCAATGCAACAATAACTTTATCCGACATTGATGATGGCATCCAAATGCTCATGTTTCTATCGTTGCATTTTTCACATGACATCATGAGATATATTGCGGATGAATAACAATCAATGAAACAATCCAAATGTCCAAGAATGTTACGAAAACGAATCAATCAAACTCAATCTGCTACGAAACACTCAACGAATCAATCAAACACAATCTGCTACGAAAACGAATCAATCAAACAAACACAATCCGCTACGAAAATGAATCAAACAAACACAATCTGCTACGAAAACGAATCAATAAAACACAATCTGATACGAAAACGAATCAGTAAAACACAATCTGCTACGAAAACAAATCAATTAAACTTAATCTGCTACGAAAACGAATCAATCAAATGAACACAATCTGCTACGAAACATTCAGCAAATTAAACAAACTCAATCTGCTACGATACAAATTTTATTTTTTATGTGCGAGAAGTTTATCGGATAGTCGTGTACAAATTTCTTGAAGAATGGATTTGATGATCATGTATAAATAGGTTGTAGGACTTGCAAGTTTTGTTATAAGGTCTGATCCTTGCTGAATCATCATATCTCGCTGTTCATGTGTAATCCGGACGTCCATGGCCGAAACACCTTCGATATAAATCCTAACAATTCTGTGTAGATGTTGGTCTGGAATGAGTCGAAAATTAGTACGATCGATTGATTTCCAGAGACTATGTGCAAAAAATACAACATAGTTTTCAAATGAAGACATGTCAGTCGAGCGTTTCCATCCATCCAAATACAATATCATTGTTTCTTCAATAGGAAACATACGAAATGGACAATTGTCTTGAAGACCACCGTCAACAAAGCACTGTCCATTGATAATGCAAGGTGAAAAAAGCAATGGAACACTCATTGATGCAGCCACGGATTCAAAGACACGATAAGATGGAACTGTTTGATGCGAATGGTATTCCGGTTCGCCAGTTGTAAGATTTGTTACACAACAAATAAATGTCTTTTGTGTTAAATCGTATAATTCTTGAAATGTAATATCACCCTTTCCCACGTATCGTTCTAATACATCATATACAATTCGTTTGAAATACGCCGATGGACATAATCCATAATTTTCCATAAGATTTTGAATATTCATATGGTGTGTTAGTTCAAAGATATTCGTATGTTTGACTTCTTTGAGTAATTGATTTCCACGAACACCAAGTGTAAAATACAATGCAAACATGCTGCCGACAGATGTACCAGAGACGCTTGTGACTTGTTGATAAAGATTCTTGTGTTTTTTAAGAAATAATGAATCAAGGGTTTTCAAAATACCGGTGTATGCATACCCTTTAACACCACCGCCCGAAAATACAATGTTTTTAATATCATAAATCCATGACGAATCGGGTGTTATATGCTGTTTAGATATGATTTTGTTTGTTTTTTGAAAATTATAGATATCCTTGTATGTATTTTTTTCAGATTCATTTCTAACTAATCTTAACGGTCGAGGTTGTTTTTCGAGTTTTATACCATCCTTTTCAATTTGATCAATGGGTGTTATTTGTGGTTCTGACAATGTGGTCGTGTTTACATCATCCGGCAAATTACTCGTCATGACAATCGCACGTAATTTATTTAATTGTTTTTTATTTTCCAGTTTTTCCATGAACACACTTATTCATTTTCCTCATCTTTGGATTCCTTGTTTATTGCTACACTGTACAAAGTATTATCGTTCGATTCTATTGCTACACATTTAAAGTTAAAATTGAAATAAATTAATACTGCTACGTTACATTTATATTATTTGTATTTACACCAGATAACCATAAACATCGAATGGACTTGGATGCATGGGTGGTAAATCTGTTTAGCAATAAAGACAATGAGCATGCATTGTATGGTGATGTGTATGCAGAAAAAATAGCACAACCATCCACAACCGAAAAGGAAGTTATCGACGAAATTGCAGTTGAAAATGAGTCTGAAACAATGGAGCAAGATATTCAACCGCACGAATCTGATTATATGAGTGACGAAGATGAAGAGAACGAAAATGAAGACGATGAAGAGATTGTTGCTCCGCGATTTGATGACGATGACATTGTGATTGATGCAGATGATGACGGTGAAGATGACGACGATGATGGTCCAAAAGACGAATCGGCCATACCAAGTACCAAACGATCAAAGAAAACAAGATCCGCAAAACCAAGTATAAAACAATTTATAAAACAACAAAACAAACAACCAACAAAACCTAAGAAATCGACATCTACTCGTAAAAACAAACCTCAAGATGAAACAGGTGAAGAAACAAAAACGAAAAAACCAAGACAAACAAAAACTCCGATTATTAAAAAATAAAAATGTATGTCTATAAATAAAACAATGCCTCATTCAAGATCTCATTCGCGAAAGTCTCGTCGTCATTCGCGCAATCGCAGTCGCAGCCGTTCAGGTGCCAAGTCTCGTCACCACTCGCGCCGTCATTCGCGTAGTCGCAGCCGTTCGGGCGCCAACTCTCGTCACAACTCGCGTCGTCATTCGCGTAGTCGCAGCCGTTCAGGCGCCAAGGCGCATAAGACCATTTATCCACCCAAGGGTATTTCGCAAGGTCGTGCCAAGCGTCTCGTATATGATGGCGTGTACAAGAAGACCCGTGGTGGTTTGACCAAGAGCGATTTAACTGAAAACAAGTACGGTAAAGTTGTGTCTATTCGCAAGTCGAAAGCCGGAAAATCATTGCAGCGCCGTCACCCTTACAAGAAAAATAAGGATTTTATGAAGTACGCTGGTAAAATCTAAAATTTAAATAAAAAATTTTATTCATCAAATCGTTTGTTTAAAATCTGAGTTGTTTGTAAGTTTACGCAGTTATGTGTAATTTTACACAGTTATAACGTAGCAGAGTCGTAGAAGAACTCTGCTACGTATATCAAAATAAATTAATTTTCAAATATTTATGATTCAAAGATTGATTTCCAATCACACTCCATCCACCATGGATGATGATCAACAGCACCCGTCAATGGGTTCATTTGAAATGAAGGATCTTGAAGATATGATTCAGGATCCTTTTTTCATGTTTGATGCGGATGAGAAATATATTCCACCTCAAAAAACGAATGACATTAGTCCTGACCAAATTCGAAAACTTTTCCAATCCTATTTTTTCAAACATTCTATTGTACGCCAGCAAACAGAGTCGTGTGATTATTTTATGGAAATCATGTTGCCTTCCATCATTAAAGAAAATCAACGTGTCGAAGTAATTTCAAAAAAACAAGACACAAAACACGTGATTTCGTTTGAGAATGTGGTGATTTGTAAACCCATGTTTAAAGAAAATGATGGAACTGTGCATGACATTGATCCAGTGGAATGTATGGCTCGGAAAGCCACGTATTCGTCATCAATTTTGGTTGATGTTACACATGACATGTATGAACGACGACCCAAACAAGTAAAAACTATATCCCAATCGCAAGAAACAAGTCATCATCAACAAGTACAAATCACACCAAGTGCTGGAACAAAACCTACCAACATTTTATGTGAAAAACTGTCGCGTGAAGAAGAAGAAATGCGTGATGAAGAAGTGAAGATGGACGAAGATAAGAATGATCCAAATCTTCTACCAGTGGAAGAAGAAATGGAACAAACGACTGCGCCCGTGGATGCAGTTGAATATGATGAAGTATTGTGTGAATCCAAAGTGTACAAGCAATATACGTTATTCCGTCAACCGGTTATGATTGGAAGTAAATATTGCCATACACACTCTCATACTCATTCGGGTACATGTCCCTATGTACCTGGTGGGTATTTTATGCTAAATGGCAATGAAAAGGTTATTTTGCCTCAAGAAAAATTGAGAAACAATTACTTTTATGTGACGGATGATCGAACTGGAAAGTATATTCTCAAGGGTGAAATCAGATCATGGCATGAAAGTAAGATTCGAACCACGTCGACACTATATGCATATTTATCGTGCTCACGTGGTGGAACGTTGCCAACGATTATGTTTGATGTTCCTTTTATCAAGGGATCGATTCCACTTCCGCAAATATTTCGGTTGATTGGAGTACAAAATACGTGGGAAATGCGACGCTATATTTTGGCACGATTTGATTACACACAAGAGCATCCATTTGACCATTACATTCGGTCGATTCTAAAGGATGAGCATTCTGAACTCTCGCTGGATGAATTGAAGGTGCATATTGCCAAAAAGGGAGGATCAGAGCCAACAAAGGAAAAGCGTATTCGTTATGTGGACAATATAATTCACAATGAATTTCTGCCCCACATGGGATTGGATCGTACAGAGGAAACACAGCGTAAAAAGGCGCTGTTTCTTGGGTATATTGTGATGAAGTTCCTTCGTATTTACAATGGTGATCAGTCTGCGGATGATCGCGATGATTATTCAAACAAGAGATTAGATCCAGTTCATATGTTGTTTGCATTATTGCTTCGTCAATTACTACGAGCATTTCTCAAAACATTTACATCTCAAGTACACAAGGCGGCGGAAAACGAAAAGCATATTTTTGTCATTGATATGATGAAAAATTCAAAGCGCATTACGTCTGGAATCAAGTATGCACTATCGACTGGAAATTGGGGCATGAGTAAAGGTGCAAGTACACAAACGGGCGTTGCCCAAGTATTAACTCGAATGACTCCGATTAGTACAATATGTCACATGCGTCGAACAAACACTCCAATCAATCGTGACGGAAAACTCTCACAACCACGTCAATTGCATCTTAGTTCTTGGGGTCATTGTTGTAGTCACGAGTCTCCTGAAGGACAGGCGTGCGGATTGATTAAAAATTTGGCATTGACGACCTACATTCGTCTCGGATATCCATCTCTATCTATTTTTGATATTCTCAAGTATTATTTCAAACTAATTCTTGAATCCGAGGCCGATGATGTCCGTACTGGAACGTGGGTGTTTATTAATGGAACACTGTGGGGAGTTGTTCCGGCCAACGAAGCCGATGGATTTGTCAACCGAATTCGAACATGGCGTAGGATTCAGGACATTCCGTTTTCTACGTCGATTACTCACCACAAGAAACTTCGTGAGGTGCATATTGTGATGGATTCAGGGTGTTGCTTGCGTCCTGTGTTTGTGCTGGAAAACATTCACAAGTTTAATGACATTTACAATCTACACAAGCACAATCGATACATGTTGTGGGATAAGATGATTAGCAATGGAGTGATTGAATACATGGATAAGGAAGAAGAATCGACGATGCGTGTGGCTGTCTTGTGGGAGGATTTGAAGAAACCGCGCAAACAAGACGAGCCTCCATATACGCATATTGAAATTCACCCTATAGTCATTCTTGGAATTTCAGCATCGTTTGTTCCACTATCAAACCACGACCAAGCGCCTCGTATTACATATGGAAGTGCCATGTTGAAGCAAGGTGTGGGTCGTGTGGGACTGAATGCAGATGATCGTTTTGACACGTCTGGAATCCACGAACTATTTTATCCTCAAAAACCACTTGTATCATCGTTTACAGAAGTGTATACCCACTTGAATGACTTGCCTTATGGAGAAAACGTCATTGTGGCGATTATGAGTTATACTGGATACAATCAAGAAGATTCGTTGATTCTGAACAAGGGTGCAGTCGATCGTGGAATGTTTAGGAGTTTGTATTTCCGTACATACAAGGACACGGCCAAGAATGCGGGATCTGAACAAGAAGTGTTTGAAGTTCCCAACATGAAGGATGTGTCTGGAATCAAGCGAGCCAATTATGAAAAACTATCTGTCAAGGATGCGTTACCCAATTTGCACCAAATCATTGATCAAGATGATGTACTGATTGGAAAAATTATCCAACCTTCAGATGCAACAAAGTGTACTGAAGTTGACAGTTTTAAAAAAGATAGATCGACCATTTACAAGAATAAAGAATCAGCACGTGTTGACCGCATTTCCAAGACATTGACAAAAGATGGTGCAACTCTGGTAAATGTCAGAACTCGATCTTTACGCATTCCAGATATCGGGAACAAATATTGCCTTGATGACTCGCACGAAGTTCTTACAACACTAGGATGGATCCCAATTGCTCAAGTCACGACACAACATAAAGTCGCAACATTAAATATGGATACGAATGTATTGAGTTACGAAAATCCAACAGAATTATTCGTATTTGATATGGTCAATGAGCCATTGTTTTGTGTCAAGAGTCAACAGATTGACCTTTGTACAACTATGAACCACAAGATGGTTGTCAAACGCAAAGGAACCAGTCATTTTAAATTAGAATTTGCATCGGATATTGTCGATTCTACAGTTGAATACAAAAAAGATGCGACACTTGATCAACCTGACTTCATATGGGCCCCTCCAGGGTTTGACGCAAACACGTTTCCAATGGACGAATGGTTAGTATTTTTTGGAATATGGATTGCTGAAGGGTGGTCAACTATTTCAAGTCGTAAACGAAAAGGGAGAAATAGTATTACGGTGGATTATAGAGTTACGATTGCAGCAAACAAACCAAGAGTTCAACATGAAATTGCAAGAATAGCAAACAAACTACCGTTTCATGGACATTTGCAAGTTTCATGCCTCAAGTATAATATTCATTCAAAACCGCTGGCAGAATATCTCAATCCATTTAGTGTTGGTGCTCAACACAAGCAATTACCTTTTTGGGTGTGGAATCTCAGTCAAAGACAATGTAGAATATTGATCGAATCAATGATTCTTGGTGATGGTGCATACTGTGGAACTGATCGTAAAAATTGGATTTATTTTACATCTTCAAAAAAACTTGCGGATGAATTTCAGCGTTTGTGTTTACATGCAGGGTGGTCATGCAATAAAAAATTACATACACATGCAGGACATACAACTTGTATGCCAGATGGAAGAAAAATAACTTCGACTCACGATTCCTGGATGCTTGGTGTAAAAAAGCATTACTTGACTCCTATTGTCAACCCAACTCACAACAAGATTATACAATTTACTGGAAAAGTGTACGGATTCAATGTTCCCAATCACGTGTTTTATGTGCGAAGAAATGGCATTCCGTGCTTTACTGGAAACAGTTCGCGTCACGGACAAAAAGGTGTTTGTGGTATTGTATTGCCGCAAGAAGACATGCCATTTACTGCCGATGGTATTACACCAGATATAATTATGAACCCGCATGCGATTCCTTCGCGTATGACTCTGTCACAATTGTTTGAAACATTACTTGGAAAGGCTGCCGTAATGGAGGGCAAGTTTGGCGATGGAACATCGTTTAAGAACCTTGAATTGTTGATGGAAGAAATGAAACAGCGTGAACAACAAGAACAACAAGAAGAAAAGAACAAGATGGAAACGAATGCGATGGAAACAGAGGACGAAGATACATTTTCATCACCAACAAACAAGTCTACCAAACGATCACAAAAACAATCAACTCTTGATGATATGATATTGGCAAAAAAGATTGGAGATGTTTTGCACGAATTCGGATACAATCGATATGGAAATGAACGACTTTACAATGGCATGACTGGAGAGTTATTAGATGCAGATATATTTATTGGTCCTTGCCATTACATGGCACTCAAGCACATGGTTGTCGACAAGGTTCATGCACGAGCCACTGGCCCACGACAAATCCTCACACGTCAACCTGTCGAAGGAAGATCGCGCGACGGTGGATTGAGAATGGGGGAGGTATGTTATTTTGTTGGTAATTTGTCATTTTATTCTAATATATATTTACTGCACGCAGATGGAAAAGGATGCATTACTCTCACACGGTGCAGCCGAAGTGTTGCGAGATCGTTTATTGGAGGTTTCGGACAAGCACAAGACGGCAGTGTGTGGACAATGTGGTATGTTTGCAGTGTTGGCTCCTCCCAAGAAGAAGCATACGTCAAAGATGTTGGGTGTGGATTCGAAACCGTATTGTCGAAAGTGCAAGACGTCAGATTATGTCAAGACGGTTGTGATGCCCTATGCATTTAGTATATTGATGCGAGATCTCGAAGCCTTCCACATTTCCATGAAGATGGAATTGACAAAGGAAGAATGAGAACTGATAATAAAAATATGAGAAACTGAGAAACCGAGAACTTGATAATGGAAGCACACAAATCCAACAATTGATTAGTTTTATTGATTAAACTTTTTCAATAATAAATTTTGGTTTAGAATATGAATGTGGTTTTGATTTTGAACGATGTTGATTGTATTTAACACTGGTTTGTTGAACATCTTCGCCTGCCAGTTCCATGATATCTTTTTCATAAAACAATTGAATCGGTGGAGCATTTCGATTGTGCCAGTTTAGAGTTTTGAACGCCTGAATGTCGCCAGCATCAACGGCCTGGCGCAATCGAAACAGATTCACCGATGGGTACAAATTGGAAATGGTTGTTTTTGTTATGAGTTTGAATTGAATATCGTTTCGACATTTCATGCAAATAAACTCATTCGTGATAAAACGTTTGGGTGCATCGTCTTCACCACATCCTTCACAAACTCCTGTTTTCTGAACATCTTTTTCTTCTTCGTTCCGATGACGATCGGGTTTCGTTTTGACTTCAGACAAATCAATATCTTTTTCATCGGGATTGTTTTTAATATAAACGTATTTGGATTTATCTGATTTGTATGGATGTTTTGATTTGCGGTAAGATGATTTTCCACCGTGTTTGTGGTATTTGTCACTGTATGAAGATGACATTTACTTTTGATATATGTTTATAAATATTTTGAACTTAAACGAAACAAATATAGTGTTTGATCAAATTTTTATTAAACTGTTTATTAGATTTAAATCCATAAAAAAAACATGAAATTTAATCATCGTGACGGCTTGGAATAAATTCCCATTGTAATTCGGGATCTTCGCATATTTTTTTGAAAATTTCATCTTGTTTTTCAAGTTTCTTGTCACCTTTGAGCAATTTATACAATCCACAAAACTTATCCATACCCAATAACTGACAGAATTTGTAAATAATATAATTATAGGACAAAAAGTTTTTACGCTCATCTGGTTTGTACTTTAACCATAAACGATTCACGGCCCTAAACATACTTCGCAATCGCTCTTCTTGTTCGGGTGACATTCGAAGTGGTGGTTTTCCAGTGATCCTGCACCACAATTGAGTGTTTTGTTTATATACATGTCGCATTTTTAGTTCTTTTGCAATAGAATACGTCATTTCCATTGTAATTTTCTCTACATCTGCAATTCGTCGTTCAATTAATCGGTCCATCACTTTTTGAATGTCTTCCATGGCAATGCGTGTACTTTCTTTGGATTGTGAATATGTCAAGCGCTCGTTAAAATGATTCATGCGCAAGTAAGCAAACACTGTAAATTCAACTTCTTCACCATATGCCATATGAGATGACGTGGCATCGAGATAATACTTCCAATTTCCACAGCATGGGCAAATGAGAGTTGAAGACCGTGATTCTAAAATCATAATATCATCACATTCTTCACAAATTTCATTCGGAATAACCCGTACATCAACAGGAACGTTTTCAACATCATGAATATAGTCTTTCATGACATTGTCAATGGTTTGCATTGGTGTGTCTTCTTTCGGCAAGTGAATCGTTTCATTCGCCGATTGTCGTAACCGTTCGACCGAATTGATTTGTTGTTCTCTCTCATAAGCCTCTGCAAATGGCGTAATTTTTTGTTTAAATTCTTCTGTTCGTGATCCATCGTCAATCGATTTTAATTTAGTTTGAAGTTGGTCATATTCTTTTTTGATTTGACACTTTCTGCGAATTAGACCACGACTTGGATTGTCTTTGATGCGAAATTCTTCTGCGGATAATTTGTCAAGTGATTGAAGAATATCGGCACGCTCGGTTGCCAACTGATTGAGAAACTCTTGATACTTTTTCGATACATATTCGTCAAATCGAACAGATTTTGACAATGATTGTGTGTCTTGTTGTGGTTTTTTGCGTTTAGGAGTTTTTGCTTTATCAGTTGTCCATGTTGACATCGGATAAATGAAAATAGTAATTTTAGTTGAGGATTTGATTAGATTGTAGCAGATTTTTTACCATGTTTAAAAAATTTTAAATGTGTAGCATAATACTTTAATTTATTTTGATTGTAGCAGATGATTTGATGATTTGATCGGGTTGTAGCAGTGGTTGATCGTGAGGTTCTATCCAACATCAGAAAATATTAACCACATATCAATTCCACGCCATGGCGAATCTCACATGGTTCCCACGTTCGCTGTCACATGTTCAGTTCAAGTCAGTGGTCACTAACCCTTCGAGTGTTGCATATGAGATTTGTTCCAAGATCAAGGCTCTTCAACACTGGAAAGGGAAAGGGAAAGGAGGGAAAGATCGCCAATGTTAGACGAGAACATCTGTCGTACACGCATGTGTCGTTTGTGGTCTCTAGCACAGATCATGACGTATTATCGTGGGGTTTGAATGGATTTGATCTACAAAAGAGATCTATACACAGCGAAGAAGTGGCATGGAACAAGTTTTTATGGTTGTTGCAAAACAATCGTATTCCAAAGAGATTGATCAAGAAGGGTGTCTATATGGTGAATGTGGCTCTCACACGAAGTTATAAGTTAAGAATGTCTCGACCTTGCAAGCGGTGTTCGACATTGTTGTACAAGTATTCAAATTTTATTAAGAATGTCATTTGGACAAATGAAGATGGCGACTGTTGTCACTCTACAACACAAACAATATTGGAGGGAAGCAAGTTATCGCGTGGAGATGCAAGATTGTGCAAAACTTATTGAAAAAGTTTGGTGGATCGTGAAATTAAAAGTGTGTGTCATGGTTTCTTTTAATAAATTTTACCCATGAATGATTTTAATGTAATAATGTATGCGTCATACAGTTTGTCTTTATTTTCTTTACTGTTTCAAAAATAATGGATACGATTCCAATCAAATTGAAAATTAATGACCACTATGAAACACTATGTCTCCGAAAATTGTACCAAGAATGGAACGAAAATCAATTGACACGTTATAATTTTTCAAAATCACAACTCACACGAATTAAGTCTCAATTTGAAGAACATCATATAAATCTTAATCAACCATCAAAATCTTTGTCAAAGTCTGTAAAACCCTCATCAGAGTCTGTGAACTTTTTATCAGATCCTGTAAAACCCTCATCAGAAAATAATACATTTGACCCTAATTTTAATTTAGACATATATACCGAATCAGACTTTGATCAATACACCCCAGTTTTTTCAAACAAATTTTATTATCAACAATTACTTAATGCATTCAATTATTAACATCAGAAGGACGAATCAATCTCGTAACATCCAAACTTTGAGTGTCTGCATAACTTTGAATAACATGTGACCATGTAATATATTTAGGAATTACGTAACCTGTGGCTTGTAGTTCACGCAACGAAGTTAATGGCATATATGAATCTCCAGCAAACCATCCAACGCCATGTACATACAACAGACGAGATTGATAAATTTGTCCCAGACATTTTGACGCCAAAACCACAATCTCTGCATTCTTCATGATGTTTTGATGTTGGCTTGATTTCCGAATTAGCCATGACCCATCTGGTTGATTCATAAGTTTTTCCATCGTCTGTGAAAAATCAAGATTCTTAAAAACAAATCCGCATTCTTCCCATGTAGAAATATCTGTATACGACTTGCATTCAAGCAGAGACAGTGACTCTTCATCCGTCAATACTTGATGGTCTGTGTACTGTTTTTTCAAGAGTTCGAGTAGACGCGCGACCAGACTTTTTGTAAACTCTTCCGTAATATCAGAAAATTGTATTGCTTGAAGTTTTTCCATACATTCTGTCTTAAATGCAACACGCTCCGCTATATAGTGGAGGTTTTCGCGAGTCAGTGGATGAGTTGGATTTTGTTCAAACCACCTGATGAATGCACTCGCATTAAATGGAAACAATTCATCGTTTTGTATATTTCGAATTCGAATGATATTGTTCTTATCATACATGTCAAACAAATCCGATTGAATGATATCAGAAATATCACACTCGTTATCATGTTGTTTGACAACTTTATGGTATTCGACCTTCGATGAAGTAAATAGTTTTTCGTCACTCATGGTGATGTTTTGATGTGTGAGATCTCATGTTACGTGACGAGAAAGCATCGTTCATATGTAGCATTCGTTAAACTCAAATTCGGACATATTTTGCATGTAGCATGTTTCGTAACTCGCATAACTAATATTTAAGTGTAGCGTATTTGTTTCATAATTTACATGTAGCACAAATCGCATCAATGATTTTACATGTAGCATAGTTGTATTCATTATGTCACATGTAGCATAAAAACAAACTATTCGTCTTTGTTGATGCAGTTTATTATTCGTCGACCATGATTGTCACACCTATTCAACGTCACGTAATACATGGCATAAATCGATACGAATCGCACGTCATCCATGGAGACCACACGAATTCTCCAATTCTTCGTATGGCTGACGAAAATGACTGGGCTAAGGGAATTGTTGAAGAATATCGCATGGATAGACGTATTCTAAACTTTATTTCCCATGATTCGGCTCTGTATTTTTCTGAACTTGAAGTTTGGGAACGATTTGTGGATCTTAAATTTACCAAGCATGCTATGCAACGTCTTACGTCTTATGTTGGAAAAATTTCTGAAAAACCATGGGAAGGAAAAGAGTATATTGAGGTTTATCCTCAAGAATTCGAATACCTGAAAAAATTGACAAATATTCAATCTCTATTTCAATATGCTAAACGTGTTGAACTTGGTCTGACGCGATATGGAAAAGTTTGCAAAGTATCTTATGTGTTGGATCTCACTGTACATTGCCCTCAACTGTATTCGAATAGAAACGATGAAAAACGGTGGCTCTTTTTGTGTATTGGCGTAGATGGAAGCATTAAGACGATGAATATCACACCAGAAGAAAAGAGAAAAGATGTATATGGTGGAAAAATTGAGTATATAACTATGGAAGATGTTTACCAATGGGTATTACAATAAATAATAAAAATTTATTGAATAATTTTTATAAATCTATAAATCTTGGAAGCGTTGTAATTGGATGCGTTGAATGGTTTCTTAAACCGTTCAAACCATTGCTTAAATTGTGTATAAAACAATTCACCTTCTGGGTTTTCATATTCGATGATTCTTTTTGTATAATCATGTTCAGTTATTTTTTTACTCGTGATGATTGTATCCTGCAATGCATTTAATGACTTTAACATATCAAGACTCAATTGTTTGATGGGAATGACATATTGCTCTTTTGTAACTCGAGGTTCATTGCCAAATGTTTGATCGATCGTTTTATAATTGACAACAATAACTGGTAAACGATTTAGACGTCTACACGAATGACAGAGTGTAAATTCTCCTTGATATACGCGAAATCTGTTTTGAAAACAAACTCCGCATTTTTTACATGTTTGTAACGTCATTACATAGGATTTGAGTAAATCAAATTCAGTTTGATGTTTCTGATCTAATGGTTCATCCATGTTTGCCGCTTCAACAAGTTGATCGAATGTTGACATAGTACTTTGTTCTGATACAAATGATTGCTCCATTTAAGTTCCCGTTTTGTTTTACAGTTAATATAAAAATACACATCCTTTGAACGTTTGTAAAAAAATTTACCAATAAATTCTCGCCATACGATCGCGATCCGTAACTGTCGATGTTGGTATGCTTCCCTTTTTAAGTCCACGTGTCATTTGATACATAACGGGACATTGTTCACCAGGTTTACACGTCAAGTGATCCTTTCCTAACACATGACCAAACTCATGGTTAATGACATATGTCCTATACTCATCTGCAGATAATCCAGATCGTTTTACACCATATTTGTAGTTATAGGGATCGAATAAAATTGTGCGCGGATTTTGGTCAATAAAGGTGACTGAGAAAAACATGCGTTTTCCATTAACATAGGTGTAGTGTAGACGTTTTGGAGCAATCCCAATACGTACATCAGCCGGTTCGCCTTCCACCACAGGAATTCCCCAACTTCCTGATGAATTTAACGTAGATAAAACAGTACGTTTAAATTGTTCATCTTGTGTTAGAAAACGAATTTTTATGGGTTTCTTACTCATTTTATTATTCGTTCGAGATAAAATTTTTTTAATAATTTTTGATTATAAAAATGTGTACGATTGTTGAAGTTGATGATAGTTATGTTGTTCCTCCCCCGCAAATTTTAGTTGGAGAAGCGGCCCGTTTGGATTTGCCAGACATATCTCAACAAGATCAACAACAATTGAAGGAAATCGAGTTCAATGTCAACAAACCATGCACAGAATCACTCGAAAAGGCCGCCAAGTGGTTCGAGCAGTGGAAAACAAGTGAATCAAATCCAGACGATCCTGCCGTTCTTGTTGATTTTTTTACTCAATGGACACAATTGTTTAACGCCCGTAGACAGGGGTTGCAGTTAATTTCATTAGACCAGCCAGTTCGTATCATACTGAATGTGATGATGAAAAATGAACAACCTATCATGGAGCGATGTATAAAGTCTGCTTTGCCAATTGTAGATGCAGTTTGTTACACCGATACCGGGTCAACTGGTGACGTGTTTACAATTTTAAAGAAAACAATTCCTTCGAATATTCCGTGGCATGCCGAGATTGAGCCATGGAAAAACTTTGGATACAATCGCACGTATGGGTTAGACCAAACACGTCGATTTGCAGAATCGATGGGATGGAGTTTGGACAGAACTTATATTTTGGTTATCGATGCTGACATGATTCTGAAAATTGATCCTAAATTCGACAAAAACCCACTCACGGCCGATGCATACCAAGTGGAGCAAAAGAATGGCGGATGTGTATACTGGAACGTGCGTTTACTCAAAATAAGTAGGCAATGGGTTGTTTTGGGAAGAACTCATGAATATTATAATTCCAATTTGCCTTCACACGTAGATAAAACAAATCTACTATTTATCGACGACCGTAGTGATGGATGTAATCGTGCCGATAAGTTTGACCGCGATATCAAGTTACTTCTCGAAGACCTAAAAGAAAACCCAAGAAATGCGAGGTCTATGTTTTATTTGGCCGAATCGCATCGCAATCGTGGTCAGAAAGACAGTGGAGATTATGAGAAAGCCATTGAATATTATCGCATGCACATTGACACAGGGTCGTGGGACGAAGAAGTTTGGTGGTCGTATTATGCAATTGGATTGTGTTATGAGCGATTGAATGATGAAGGTATGATGCTCAAATCACATCTCGAAGCCTATGCAAAACGCCCACATCGTGCCGAGCCATTGTTTAAATTGGCCAAATATTACCGCGATAGAAACTCTCACCACATGGCCATGATTTTCTTCAGAAAAGCCCTCGAAATTCCATTCCCGTCCAATGATGTTTTGTTTGTTGAACATGACATTTATGGTTATGGTACACTGTCAGAATCTGGAATTTCTGCATTCTATGCTGGAGAAAAGAATATTGGTGAATTGTGTGTGCAGACCATTCTACGTAAGCGCAACGTGCCCGACATCATTCGCCAAATGAATTACTACAATCTAAGATTCTACATACAACAATTTGCACCCAAGTTTTTGGTCAGTCTCGCGCCTACTGCACGTCCGCAATACACAGCATGCAATCCATCGTTAATTGTACACGACGAGAAATTGACTATTATTTGCAGAACGGTCAATTATTCACAACAAAATGCAAGAAACTACAAGATTCGTACAAACGAAAAAACATACCACACGGAAAATGTGTTTATGACTATCGATCTTGAAAAGTTTAAACTATCATCTGAACAAGAAATCAAGAATGAAATTAATGGTCCGTACATTTCAACGTGCAAAGTTACCGGGTTGGAAGATGCGCGCATTGCTGCGTTTGATGGATCAACATTAGAATTTTCGTGCACGAGTCTAGAATATGACACGAGCAACACGCCACGCATTTGTTGGGTGACCGCGCAACAGAGTGAAAATGGTGCACTAGAAGTTAAGCAAGTGACGAGAATTAATGGGTACGAAGACAATTTGGTGCAAAAGAATTGGTTACCATTTAAGCGCAACGATCAGATTCAGTTTATTTACGGATACAATCCAGTAACAGTTTTGGAAATGAATCAAACGACAAAACAAGTTCAAGTTGTAAACAAGTTTGAATCGACAATAGAAACACAAGGTTGGCGTGGATCGAGTGGCCCGGTTCATTTACCGGGTGTGGGTTATTTGGTTCTAATTCACGAAGTGTGTGATAGATCCGAAGGACGTCACTACATGCATAGATTTGTATTGTTTGATGAACAAATTACGTCCATCCGATCTGTTTCTGATTTATTCTATTTCAAGCATGGAAGTGGAGTCGAAATGGCTACTGGTATGGCATATCACAAAAAAGTGCTGCATGTTACATTTGGTGTTGAAGATTCTGAAGCATTTTTGGCCATCTATTACATCAAGGATGTGATGGAACGATTAAGACCAGTGTAATAAATGTTTTATTCATTCATCCAAAATGGGCGAGTTGTGTATTTCCATGTTGTAATATCTGTTTTGCCTTGTCTGTAATATGTTCTGTATGCCTCAATCAAATCCTTCCGATGATATTTCTCATCCATGCACAATGGAACAGGTGTAAGTGTAGATGGAAAATTGGATGTTGTCGCATACACTGCTTTGGGTGACGTTCGAACTTCAAATTCGCGTGGAGGATTTAGTTTCATGAAATAAAGAATTTTTTCACATGCATGTGTCTTGTTATAACGTTCCGTATATTCTGCGCATAAAGCACGACCAAGATCGACCGTGTACATGAAATTCCCTCGTGTCGACCCAACCCACATAACCATAGGATGATTTTTGTGAGTAGATTTGTATCTCTTGATGCCTTCTGGTAGTTCTACCGTTTGTGTACCAAACGCCGTCCAAAGCATTTGTGTGATTTCGAGTATAATTTTCACGACATGTTTGTCGCAGTAATAGGACGCATTCGTTCGAGGATCGATGTGCAAGAAAAAGATGTTCATGACGCGAAATTCTGATGTACGTAGCATCAATCAAACAAGTTGATTTTATTTCTCGCCGTAGCAAACGAGTTTAATAAACACTAACACTGCTACAGATTTATTTTTATTATAAAATATTACTTAGGGGTACGCGCTTTGTTGACATTTGTGTGCTTTGGCGTTGCAAAACATTAGGTGAAGTGGTAAAAAACCAGCGATTAAAGTTTGGACCAATAGTTCGTGTTCCTCCCACTAACTGAATCAAAAACAATACCAAAGGTTCAGATCCAATCACTTGATCTGCGCGCCAACTAATTGCGTATGTTTTATCCACGGGACAACCTTGTACGCACCAATCACGACAGATGGGTTGTAAAATAACTAAAACTCCCGCTCGAACAAGTGTATTAATTTCAGTTCTGATTAAATCTGCTGTGTACTGTGGAAAATGAACAGACGCATATGTTATTATGTTATTTTCTGACACACCATTGCATTTTTTCAAAACAAACAGCATGTAAATAATTGATTCGCCGATACTTGTTACCGAGGACGGAGTAACTTCAATCGGAAAAACATTGTAATAGGTACGATACAGTGCGATTCTTTGTTGAGATCCTGTTACAGACATTTATTATTATTTCATATAATATTTCGTGACACGAGATGTAGCATAGATAATGTATGAAGCACTATTTATCAAACTGAATAATTAATTTTTAATGTAGCCAAGTAATCAAACAATAGTGTATCAAACAATCAAATAATAGTGTAGCAAACAATCAAATAATAGTGTAGCAAACAATCAAATAATAGTGTATCAAACAATCAAATAATAGCGTATCAAACAATCAAATAACAGTGTAGCAAACCATCAGATCAATAGTGTAGCAAACAATCAAATAATAGTGTAGCAAATCATCAGATCAATAGTGTAGCAATTCATCAGATCAATAGTGTAGCAAATCATCCAACCATCAAACCACAAGTGTAGCGGGTGTTTGTGTTTAATTGTAAATCATAAGTTCGAACTCTACACCAATGAGCGTAGCAACACTGAAATCGTTTGAAGAGTTTTGCAAACTTGAAGACACGGACGTAACATCATTGATTATGGAAAAATTGGGCAAACACTTGCCTTGTTTGATACGGTTCAATCGAAAAGCACAAGACGTAGATACGCCTGGATATGAAGACCATACTGGAATTCTTTTTGGATGTCATTGTGTATCGGGAAATTTTGAATTTGGAATTTATTTCAAAGATCCCATTTCAACAGACAAGGATATGAAACATATTGAGTTGATACCTGCCAACAAGCGCCAATACAAAGTTTTTGCTGGGGCTTCGTTTATCATGACATGTTATTATCATTGGGATAGTCGTGGGACATTGTCAAATACAACGCCATATACCAGAACATTTTACGAAGGTGCAGAAATTCAACTAAATCCTAATAGTCCGAACACATGGGTTAAAATGCAAAAATGTTTTCCCAAGGATGTGAGAAATCGAACAAACAATCTAGATGTATTCAATTTCTTGACTGGAAAAATGGATGATGATCTTCCCGTGGCAAATGCATCATTAATAACCAAACTTGACCCAACAAAATGTCATCCAACTCAATTTAATGCATTGAGTGGACGTCGTAATTTAATGGGGAGAGGCGGTCCTTCGAAAAAAACTTTAAATAAAACAGACAAAAAAGAACCATCAACTAAGCGAAAACGAATCCCCAACCTTGAAAAAAAACCAAACCAACATCCTCAAAAACGTTGCAGAAAACCAAAACAACACAAACCTAGTATTTCTGAAGAAGACGAGGAAGAAGAAAACTTATCACCTCCACTCACAAATCAAATCATGCCCCAACTTTTAACCCAAATACCAGTTAAACCTACACCATCCTGCCCTGGATGTGATTGTCATTTGACAGACAAGATTGAATGGGGTTTTGATCCATCGAGTTCGTGCTGTGGAATCAAGGTTTGTAAAACATGCGCAGAAATGAGAGCATATGAATGGAATTCAAATACGATGCAAAGTTGCTTCGGATCATGGATAACAAAACAGTACTGTAACAAGTATATGCAAAAACACAAAATTTTAATCTTTTCCGATTTGTATGAAACGGAAGAGATGAATCCCACACCCATGAGAACAATGGATGATGCACAAGATGGTTTGTTTGTACAAGGTGATTTGTTTGCACAAGGTGATTTGATTACGCAAGATAATGATTTTATTACACAAGATACGACATCTGATTTCTTGTTAAATGATTTAAAAATTCCGGAAACTGCACCGTATGATACTATTACACAATACAAAGACCAACAGATGAATACAAATACAATGCCATTGGAATTGCCAAATCTTGATCTACCGAATCTTGATCAACAACCAATGATGGACTTGCCGTCTTATTCAACACAACCATTTTTACAATTTGATTGCATGCAAACACAGGATGAATGGATTCATTAATAAAAATTTTTATTTAATTTGAATGACGTTCACACCAATATTTGTGTGCCGCCCAATCTTTTTCTTGACATTCTCGACTGCAATATCGAATTTGTTTACATCGTCCACATCGTTTGATAACGTGTACGCACTTGATATCAAAACAATTGGCACATTGTGCTTTTTCTTGACATAACTCGTGTGAGTGTTGGGGTGGTGTTGGGCGCTGATACGGTGTTGGGCGCCGATGTGAACTAAACCGAGATGAATGACGATTTTGATCTGATTTTTGTTCTGGTTGGTTGTCGTCGGGTAAAAATGTGTCTTCTTCAAGTGTAGATAAAAAACGACCCATTAGAGATTGTCCACGATCTTGTAACACATTTTGGTTTAATTGATTCGATGAAAAAACTCGTTCCGGATGTACACTAAACTCTTCCACGGCGAAAAAATCCGGAGGAATGATTATGTCGTGTGGTACTACATGTCGTATGCGCGACATATCTCTATTGTGTGGCGACATATCTCTATTGTGTGGCGACATATCTCTATTGTGTGGCGACATATCTTGTCTGTGCGGCAGATGCCTTCCTTGCATAAAAATGTCTTCATGAACGACAACTTCGTCCGAATGATTATCAGGGATATCCATTATGTTTAAAACTTCATACAAGTGTGGAAATCTAGATAAACTCATAGGAGCAAGAATACCTCCATTTCCTTGCAACAAATCAACCCAAAAATTAATTCTAGTTGGATTCATTGCACCTTGTATTAAATTTTGAATCATTTGTTGAGACAAGTCTTGGCGGTCATCATTTAATTCTCGAACTGGCTGACTAGAATCTGCAATTTTGTTACACAGTGGACATAAGTTTCTCAACTCGATCCATTTCTGAATACAATCCGTATGAAATTTGTGCGTGCATTCAAGCGTTTTTACTTGTGTTGCCTCTTTAAACTCTTCTTGACATATCGGGCAAATATCTGTATTATTTTGCGATGCCATGGATTTATTCATCATTGATTAAAAATTAATTAACCAATTTTACGAACAACGCGCAAATCTATAGTTTATATGTGTAGCGGTAGTAATTATAAGTTTGTAAAGATAGTAATTCTGGATGTGTAGCGTGATTTTAATGATAATTGTTTCGTGTGCGTGTGTAGCGGAATCGAATCTGCACATACTAAATTTTATCTAATTTATAGTTTCATCATTCGCACAGTATGACGTCACTAAAAAAACTCGGATGGGTGTGGACCAAACAAAATACACTTGAAATCAAAGAGTTGAATGCAATTTCTCCATCATTTGTTTGGGTTTTGATTGAAGAAATTCAACCACACTGTTCTCATCTAAAAATTTATTTAATTAATGAAACGGATCACAAGGATGAATTTCTTCAATCAAAACTCGAGGAAACTTATGATATAAATTATTTAAAAAGTAATCTCCAAAAAGCCATTCGCCGAAAACAAAAAGACGTTGCACTAGCCACGGCACGTCAAATGCTACACCAAGATCCAAACCAATTATTACGACGGTTGCCGATTGTTGCTACAGAAGATGTAAAGTGGAGTGCTACGACAAATCAGATGGTTTGGTTGATGTGTTGGTATAGTAAGACACGACGATTGTCAAGTTCTTTTGTGACTTGTATATTTGCGTATGTGAGTCGATTGTGTGAGGTGGATCATGTTTTTGATTATCGATCGATGGATACGTTTGATGGATTACGAGGAAAAATTGATATTTTTTCTAATTATGAATTGGCGTTATGGGTGCGTCGGTGTTATGGTGGAATGGATGGCGATATGAAGTTGTTGATGTATACATTGGTTCAAAAAGCATGGGATGATGTAAATGACGTGTTTGATGGAAACCATCACGAAATAAAAGTTGACTACTTTGATTCGTCTCATATGCTTCCGGTGGCAATTGATTTCCATTGTTCGGATATTCTGGATACAGTGATGGAAAAGACGAAGTTGCCATACAAATTGCTAAAAACGTGGGTTTGGAATTTCAGGAGTGGTGTGAATATTCGCAAGCCATGGACACAACATGATAATCCACCATTTACATTCAAGCAAATGATTCCACAGTTGGATGCACTGGGCACAGAGTACTGGAACCGATCAAAACGAGTTATTTTGAGTTCTGAATCGCATAAACGCCAACGTCTAATTTCGGAATATTTGGCCGCAACGTCTAAAGTTCCTAAAATTATTTGTAAGAATTTAAATAAATAAGAATGTCGGCAGGACAACCTCAACCACACAATGATGTTACCGATGGTCTTGGTCATTTGACGAATGAAGTTGGTGTTATTCTTAGTTCTATATCACAATCAAGTTCAAATTTAGACAAGACATTGAATGGAATATATACGTTATACGGAAATGCGATTGACGAACGTGTCCAATTATTGAAAGATCTTGATGTGATTCTTCAAAGTAACGAACAGGCAAAACAGGCATTAATAAGAGCCGAGGAAGAAAAGAGCAATGCGGAAGAATTACGAAGACAATCAGATGAAGCAAAACGGGTCGCTGAAGCAGAAAAGGCCAAACTCCAATCTCAATTTACTCAATTGGAACAAGAAAAAAACACTGCCCTTGCACAACATCAAACTCTTCAAGGACAGCATTCCCAACTTCAAGGTCAACATGCCCAACTACAAACTCTACACAGCGAACAAATTCTTGCCATAACAACGCATATTGACACAATTAATCAACTTAAACTAGAAATTAAAAAATTGGAACAATATTTAGTAAAATTACAATCACAATCAACGGCATATGATTGTATTAAATTGTATGAACAATATCCTTTATTAATCAAACTTAAACGAAATTTTGATACATCCAATATTCAAATTAATCCAAACGATCTTTTGAATGAACAATCATTAATTTCGTTTAGTCAGTTCTATTTCAATGAACAGATCAAACAACTACAAGGCATTAAAAATTCGATTAACTTGATTATAAACGTATACAAAGAAAAAAAACATATCGATACCAAGTCATTGGACACAATCGATTCAACGAATTGATAGTCTTATTCAAGTTATTAATCAACAAGTTGACGGAACAAACTTAACATATGGAAATTATGTTTATTTTAAATGGATGCAGCAAAAATATCCAAACTTACCTATTGATCCACAATTGAAATCTAAAATTGATAGAATCACACAACAAATGATAATGTAGAAAAAATAAAATAAATAAAAATGTAGAAAAATTGTCGGATTCAGTAATGGTTAGATTATTTTATTTGACGTTTGTGCCATGTGTGACATCATTGTACACCAAAGTTTGATACACAATTAAATTCATTCGTTAAAAAAATAAAAACCTTTAAAAAAGATGAACTCAAGTCATGATGACAAAAGATATTCCAATATGGTAATTGAAGAAAGTTTAATTGTTCCGAAACTTTATACGAAACAATTAAATGTTCAACGAATTAATGCCACATATGGAGACATTCAACATTTAGTAACAGAAGAGGCGTTTGTCAACACGGCATCGATCGAAGATCTAACGTCAAACAATATAACTACAAATAATCTAACAACGAACGCGCTGAACCTTAAGGATTTGGTCTTGAATGACCACGTCACCATGACGGCCAACGACATTAGTTCAAATTACACAATGATCATGCCAACCACTCTTCCCCTGCCATCGCAGCGCTTGGGTGTCATTGGCGTGGTCGGCGACCAACTGGAAATGGGTTGGTTGAATGCTGGAGCGTTTGGCACACCAAACGTTGTCTTGGTGTACAAGGGCATCCCCCAGGTGGGATCGGCTTACAATTTACTTACAGACGCGGTTGCGTATATTAACACACAATCGCCAGGCCCCAACAATCGCTGGACCATTGTGGTTGACGCGGGTGTGTATGAAGAACCCGACACGGTTGTTTTGCCAAGTTACGTGTCTGTAAACGGTAATTTTGGGTTGGCCGTGGTCATTCAAACACTGGGCACGGGTCACATTATTCAGGGTGACAATCGCACGGATTTGTACAATATTGCGTTGCAAGGTCCAACGTCCAGCGGAAAAGCCGCATTGTATCTGGAAGAAATCGACATTGGCATGTTTTGCGGCAATTGTCGTTTTGTAGGTTGTGACTATGGTATCCTGATGCAGCCCACTGCTGGTCATGTTTGTAATGCATACATACGAAACTGTTTTTTTAACGAGAACACTACAAATCAGATTTATGCAAATGGTAACGCAGCAGGATGTGTGATCAATGGATTTTTCTGGAACAATGTTTATTACGCGCCGAGTTCTGGATTGATTGTAGACACATACGGACCTTTGTTACATATTGACGGCGATGGAGTATTTATTCGAGATTTTGCCGGTGATTACGAGCGCGATTTTGACAACATTACGGGCATTGGCATTTATATGGCTGCTGGATGCAAACTGGATCTATCTACACCAAGTATGAATTGGTTTAATCGCGCTATCAATGTGGTCAACGACATCTACACACCGATACTGAATATCAATGGCATTGCATTTGGAGAATGTAATATGAATATCTACATCGACAATGGGAATACATTGGGTTATATGGTGGGAAGGTCTGAATTTGATAAAATTTATAGAAATCCCATTGACTTGAAGTGGAACATTCAAGGTGAAGATCCACGTACGATTACAGTGGGTCCACACGGTGCAGATTATGAAAGAATCGAAGATGCAGTGGCCTACACTGCATCTCAATCACCATCTATCACCAATCAATTCAACATTTTAATTGATAATGGAATATTTTATATCAGTAACACGATTATCGTGCCAAATTTTGTAAGTTTATTGGGTAAAAATCAACAGCAAACCATCGTTCGTATGGTGACCGCCGACACGGATTTGTTCCACTGTGGATACGGCACATCGATATCGACGATGACACTTTATGGTTACGGAACCAACGATGCAGGCAGCAACTTGGACATTCCGTCCGGTTCGACCACTGGATATGGCCTCTTATTTCCTGGAAATGATACCAACATATCTTCATCCGTTTCTGATATTACAATGGGTAATTTTGCATATATGATTGGAATCGATAATACATCCAATCCATCGACGTACAATAGTGTGAATATTCAAACCATAACTCTACGCGGATACGTAAATACTGTAAACGGTTTATATATTATTGCGGGTGGATTATCAACAAACGTCAACACAAACGGTATTACACACAATCCTGTATTTATTAATGGAACTCCAGGTTTATTTGATGGAACCATATTCATTTCAGCCACTAGTAATTCTAATCCAAATAACGTTGTATTGAATAACTTAAACTTAAAGGCCAGTGGTAATGTAAATTATGGCACAGCAGTTGAAATTCGCCAAGGTGATGTTGTATTGAGAAATTCACTTATTACGCAATTTGACACGGCCATCAACATACCTGCAGCAGCGTCGACGCCTGTGTTTAATATGCTTTCGACGTATGTAGATCAATGCAATACAAATTTGCAAATCGATAATGTGAATGCGTCTGGTTCCATCAAGTGTTTGTTAGAGACCACCAAAGTGTCAATTAGTAGTCCAAACTTTTCACTTCTCTTTGTAGATTCTAATGGCATTGGTACTGTGTTGAGTGGAGAAATATTTCAGAGTCCAATTTCTGATTTGCAACCTTCTAACATTACCACACAGATTAATCAGGCATCAGCCATTACTGGGTTGTTGGACGGTGGTTTGTTGACTGTGGTGTTCGAAGGTGGCGTGTATAAGGCCAATGTGGCGTCTGGCGCTGGGTACACTGTATCTGGCATTATTCCAGATGATTATTTGAAATATACAACATTTTCATCGCAGAAAATACCGCTGCAGGCCAGTGTAAACAACTACATTGGAGTCAATACATCAGGCAATATTGTGTTGTCTTTGTCGCCGTTTGATCCCAATCAGGTGATTCCAATCGGCATGGTAATGACCAAGGCCGATAGTTCGCCATTGTATATTGAACAAACCATTCTGCCCGCGTATCACTTATCAACTCAAACAAGTTCTTCGATTATTGAAGGGTTGGGACCGATTGTCGGCAATGGCATCTTGGCTGGATTTGTGGCACCAAATCAGTTAACCGTTTCAAATGGCTCTTACTACTTGGGATCTGTCAAATATTCCTATCCCATCCTAAATGCCGGAGATGCATTCACGGGTCTGTGGCAGTTCGGAGGAAGCGCTCAATTTTATAACAATACATTGACAGTCATACCGGCACAATACAACCCAAGCGCACTGGGAACCCTGACATCCATCCCCGTCAGCGAGTTTGCCAAACATAGTATATACGTCGTTGGCAACGCAACGTTGGCAGAGGGTCCAGTGACGGGCAACGAAGAAACATTCATGGTTTACGGCACCACTACATTTGCAAATATAAATGCCGCAGAAACAGGTGCATTACCAATTCCGCCCAGTTTCTTTACACAGACCGTTATGTTGGTGGCCGCAGTAATTATTGACGATACAGGAACGATTCAAGAAGTGATTGACTTGCGTCCCACGTTTATTACACGCGTGAATGCAGTGACGACCACGAATGATCACCACAACTTGACGAATCTGACGACGTTTGATGATCACACTCAATATTTACCTGTGAATGGATCGCGTCCAATGGTTGGCAATTTGCCCATGGCTTCAAATAACATCACCTTTTCCAGTCCAGGCGCTGGTACGGTGGACGGTGTAGTTGTCAGCAATCATCACACGCGTCACAATCCAGGCGGAGCAGACGCATTGGATGTCGGAGTTCCCGTCACAATTGGTATAGCAAATGCACAGGGCGTTGGAACCACATACGCCCTTAATGATCACGTGCATGCACACGGCAACCAAACGGTTGGCACATTGCACGCTGTGGTGACGGCCAATCCAGGAGGTGTGAATGGATTCATGTCGGCTGCTGACAAGACTATCTTGGACAATGCCACATCCAACAGTACGCCAAGCACTCTGATGTTGCGTAACGCTAGTGGAGTGACTAATGTTCGTGGATTGGGCGTTAATGATAGTAACGGAACAGCGGCCGTGGTGATCGACTCGGTAATTGGAACGACGCCGTACACGTTGTCATTACCGACAACGGCGGGTACAAACACGTATGCGTTAACAACAAACGGCACCGGTGTTACGACGTGGACATCGAGTGTTTCGCAAATTTCGACAGGCACTGGGTTGACGGGTGGTCCTATTACCACTACAGGTACCGTATCACTAGCCAACACTGCCGTTACGCCTGGATCGTATGCCTTGTCCAATATTACCGTTGATGCCCAGGGTCGTCTGACATCGGCAACCAACGGCACTGCCGTCACCAATGTGGCCACGGGCACTGGGTTGACGGGTGGTCCTATTACCACTACAGGTACCGTATCACTAGCCAACACTGCCGTTACGCCTGGATCATACACCAACGCCAACATTACTGTAGACGCCCAGGGTCGTCTGACTTCAGCCTCCAATGGTTCAATAGTTCCGGGTATTTTATACGGACAAGTCACAGTAAATCAACAAATATCTACATCAACCCCAACCAATGTAACGTCTCTAAGTTCTTTTTCGCTGGCCGCTGCGGCAACATATAAATTTACATTCAATTTAATCATCAATACAAATGCATCCGGTACTGGTTATTTATTTACAACAAGTGCATCAGGTGCAATATCCAGTATAAGATATATTTATCAATATTCACCAACATCAACTACATTTTCTTACGAGCAGGTCACAACGCTGGGCGGCGGAACTGTTGTGACAACTGGCCCGGGTGCAACTGTACGACCTGTCACGTTAGAGGGATTTATAACCACAATCGATGCTGTAACGTTTGCCCTTAAATTCAGAAACGATGGCGGTGGAAACGTCACAACACTGGCTGGATCTTATGGTATATTACAACGTGTAGCATAAAGTTCAAACAAATGATAACTTGAAAGAATTTAACGAAGTAGCAATAATAAATTAGTGTTGTGTATCAGTGTGATATTTTGTGTGATATTTTGTGTGATATTGAATTTGATATTTGTGTAGCATGCGAAAATTGTGTAGCATTTCAACGATTATAATCAAAACATTTTACATGTTGCATATTTTTATAGTTTATTATCCATGGATGCCATGATTCCTGTTGTGTCGTCACTTGTGTCCACTCTTGTGCCGAGTGACAATATGATGGTGCGCATGCACTCGGGCATGTTGGCGGGTGAAGTGATGCGAATTATATCAAACAAGTCGTCTGTTGTGTCGACTCTTATACCAACATGCTTTCGAACAAATAAACTTTTCATCAGTCAACGCCTTGCCGATGAAAATCGCATTAATCCAGTGTTTGAACAACTTCAAGAGTTTATCATTTCCAAGCATTTTGACAAATTGGCATCAGCCCAACTTGTTCCGAAAAAGGGAGAAATGACTGTGTATCCCAAGCGTGGACTAAAAGTTAGCGAAACATTTAAAGGACATTCGCTTGAAATTTCCATGACGCTAAACGAAGATGATGCCATTGATTCATCCAAGGATACATTACATTCAAAAAACACACAAATCATCCTAACTTCTAGAAAACTTAAAGTGGAAGAACTTAAAGAATTTGCACAATCAATTTGTAAACTCGATCGCATGCTTCATTCAACAATTACCGTTTATCGTACCATTATTTTTCCCAAAAGCAAAAAAGATGATCAATCCTTTGCCGAATGGGACAAGTTGTTTATGAAGACGAATAAGACGCTTGAAAATACAATTTATTCGGAAGACACGATTCAAAAATTATTCAATGATGTTGATTGGTTTATTAACAATGAAGATTGGTTCAAACAACGTGGTATGTCGTACAAGCGTGGGTATATTATTTATGGACCACCGGGATGTGGAAAAACGTCTGTATCCAAGATTTTAGCCAACAAGTACAAACTACCGATTTTTGTACTTGATTTACAAAGTCTGCAGAGTAATTCAGAATTCAATCGTCTGGCAACCGAAATTAATTATTTGACCGATAAGCGATATATTATATCCATTGAAGATTTAGATCGCACAAATATGTTTAAGCATCGTTTTTATGACGACGGGGATAAATGTGTTTCTATTCAATGTTTTTTGAACTTTTTGGATGGAGTTGTGGAGACACATGGTCGCATATGTATTTTTTCAGCCAATGATATTCACGTATTGGACGAACACCCGTCCAGTACAGCCATGTTTAGACCTGGCCGAATTGATTGTAAAATTGAAATTACGTATTGTACACGCAACCAATTGTCTCAGTTGTTTTATTTATTTTTTGCAAAAAAGGTGGATGAAGAAAGTATTAATTCATCGATTCAAATCTCACCTGCCCAGTTTTTGAATATCATGACCAAATGTTCTGAAGAAAAGGTGCTTGAATTTCTAACATCAACACAATCATCGTCATCAATTTCATCATCGGATGATTTGGTGTTGTCTTCACTTGTTGAATCAGATAACCCTCAAAGCAAACGACGCCGCAGATCGCGTAAATCATCAAAACCCAAAACAAAACTTGAACTCCTTGCAGCCAAACAAAAAACCTTGACTCGAATGAATAAACTTATTCAAACATGCATCAACAAGTCCAATCGAATTCGCGAGAGCCTTGTAACACAAGGTGAAAAAATTCGCGATGAACTACAAAAAACAACAGAACGTTCGACAATGTCATCAAAGCAAACATTCGGGGTTTATCCATCGTTTAATGTCGTTCAAACATCCGAAAACACGATTCGACTTAAACGAAAGCGTGAATAATCTTTTAATAAAAGCATGTAGCATGATGTGTTTGTAGTGATTTAAAGTCAATCGGTTTGTGTAGCAAGATTGTTTTGGTGATTTGTGTAGCAAGTCGATTATCTTATACTTTATAAGAATGCACATGCACACAACACAAGTAACAAATAAGAATTAAACAACCACAGATGTCTGATATCAAGAATGAAGAAAACTGTGATGATTTAAATGATTCATTTGATGAAAACAAGAGTCGAGGAGGAGAGTACATTGAAAAACGAAGTTCTGAACAAATTAGGTCGGACGACCAACTTTATACTGATTTTGTAATATTGAGACAAAAATATTTGAATGGTGCAAATCCTGGAATGACTGTGTTTGATCTTTTTTATATCGAGGCAATATTGTGTCCAGAAATTGCATGGAAAACTCATCAGAATGACCCATTCGTATCAACTTTGGTCGACTTGAAACGAAATCAGTTTTTTGCTTATATTAGAGAAATCAATCAACAATGCCACGATCAACAAACCACACAACCATACAAGGACCATCCATTCGAATACTTTGTCGATTGTTGCGAGAAAAAGACGGTCGATGAACAAGTGCTAAAACCTTTTATGGACAAATATTTGGCTTATTTGAAAAAACATTTGGAAGAAATCAATCCTTCATTTTTTCCTCAGACAATTCCCGAGTGTTTAGAGTTTTGGATTCGTATTATTCCAGGATACTGCAAAGATGTCCTTGGGTTTGATGAACAACAATTTCTGTCACGCATCAGTGATGAACAATGGATTGATGATATTGGAATGCAAAACCCTCCTCCAGTGACATACACGCTTGAACAAGAACAGTATCGATCATTTGTTAGAGAATGTTTCAGAGACAAACAGGCATTTTGGAAGTATATGGAAGAATTTGGAGTATCTGAGGAATATTGTTTTGGAATTAGTCACACATCTGGATTTTCAAGTCGAGAAGAATCAACACGTGGTACACTTTTGCCAAGAAACAAGATGGACGAAGACAGTCATCATCATGAAGTCATGGAAATGAAAAATATACCAACGGAATATCTCGATAAACTTCGCGTAAAAGTTCAAGAAAAATATCCATATTTATGGGTCGAAAATGCTCCAGAATAGAAACACAGACAATCTGATATGTCTATAACGTTTCAAAAACCTGTTAAATGTGCAGTCATGTAATAATTAATAAATTTATTGATTACGAATATTGTTGTTTTCTCGATCGTCGTGAATATGTACATGGACATGGATATGAACGTCGTTTGTCGATGCTTGTCGCACAGGAGGCGCTGTTGCTTGTCGCACAGGAGGCGCTGTTGCTTGTCGCACAGGAGGCGCTGTTGCTTGTCGCACAGGAGGCGCTGTTGCTTGTCGCACAGGTTCATTTTTAGTAGGTAATTCATTGTCCAAATAATCGTCCAAATCATTTTCAGATTCATCGTCAGACTCGTAATGAATCTGTACATTGTTTAGCGATTGATAACAGTTGTAGTAAAAAATGTGAGAATAGTTAATATTTAACATATGAGTATTATCAACCACTAAACAAGTATATAAATTGTTTGTAAATGCATTAAATACGTCAATAAATCTATTGTACGAATTAAACAATTCAAAGAAATATACAAATAACCGCTTGCAGTTCGACATTAGGTTTTCTTTGAATGAAAACACGTAATCAACATTTGATATTATTCTTGGTGGAATATTATCTTCAGAACTATGTGTCATAATGGTCGTTATATTTAAATGACGACCATGAATAATTAATCGTTCAAAAACATTTGTTCTTACTATTTTTGATGCACTATAATCTTCAAACACAAATATAAGTTCTTCTTCTTCTTTCGACCGATTGTATAACAATTTTTCGATGTAATCATTCGTGCATTTGATGTTTGGAAAGTTTTCATTGTATTGATGAATTGAACTCTGATCTGATGTAAATAAGTAAATGTTATTATTTCGTACACGAGTTGATAATTGTTTGAGTATATCGATAATCAATGTGGTTTTTCCACTTGCTCTTTTGCCTGTAACAATTGTAAACGATCCTGGACGAATTGATGATAAATTGAAACGAGTAATATTTTCTGATGACATGTTTATTAAATTATTAATTGATTTCTAACCAAAATGTTGAACGTGTTTGTATACGAAGACAAGGTTTGATTAGGAAGAAGAGTTTTGATTTGAATTAACACTATACTGTTGAACGCGACCAAGTACTTCTGCCTGTAATCCGGCAACAGTGCATCCGATGAGAGATGGCGTGGATGAATTTACGCTGGCACATGAATAGGGAGGGTCATTGTATGTTTGCACCTGTGACAACGAATCCAAATTACTATAATCAGGTTGGCACATACCTGGACCACCGGCGTATTCTGGATTCAACATTGTACAAACTGCGTCTTGGCATGCTTTGATGTCTGACGAACTCGATAATAATGTTGTACAACTTTGATAACACGGGTATGGAACAGTTACTGGAGTTCCATCTGGCGAAACATTCGTCACATTCGCTCCACAAAATTGTTTCTTGGGGTCATTGAATACAACCGACATGTAACATCCATATCGAAAAGCATCCGAGTCACTCACATTTGGGTTATTTTGGGATGCAGTGCACATGGACGCAATGGTTCTCGGATCAATTGAAGAATCAGTCAACTTTTGGGCAGCGAAATTAACACCACGTTGGCACTCTCCAGACTCTTGCATGATCGCGTTACATAAATTGTAAGCATATACATTTGGATCAGTTTTTTGAATACTTGATGACGGCGAAGACATGTTTTATTTAACACTTATTAAAAAATATCGAAAAAAATCAAAATAAAAAATCAAAATAAAAAATTTAATAAAAAATTGAATAAAAATAAACAACCTCATGTCCAAAAAGTACGAATCTCAACTTGAAGAATACTTTAAGAAAGAACTTGACTCGCCACAGCGTAAAAAGTACAAGGAAATTATGTCCCAGTTGGAATCCATGATTTCTGATCATAACAAATCCGATGAACGTTTGAGTGACTTGATTCCACGTGTGTCAAAACTGATGCGCAAACACGATCGCGAGGAATTGCCTTTTGCCGATATGTTGACTGCAGTTGGCATGAAAATAAAAGATTTCCAAAAGTACTCACCAAACCGACGCGAAGATGAAATTCGTGACAAGTTTATTGACAAAGTACAAAAAGGAAAACGTCAAGATTGGTTCAGTGATTTTGAGAAAAAGTGGGCCGAAATCGAACGGAAGGAAAATGAAATTTTGGCAAAACGAAAGAAGAAAAAATCGGCGTCGAAGAAGAAATCACCATCCAAGAAGCGCTCCGCAAAGAAATCACCATCTAAGAAGCGCTCCGCAAAGAAATCACCATCTAAGAAGCGCTCCGCATCAAAGAAAGGATCCCCACCCGTCAATGTGTTAATCGTTACGCGCAAGAAGAAGAACATCGTTCCCACATTAATCGAAGCACCAAAACCAATTGCAGCCATCGACTTGTCAAAGAAAGCCCCTCTCATGGCTCGTGTCATTAAATCTAAATCTGGTGAACGCCAAAAACCAACCAAAGCACGAATCCTACCTTGGTTCATGCAATCAAAGAAAAAGAGTTCTTCAAGAAAGAGAAGTAGTTCAAGAAAGTCTGTTTCTTCATCACGCTCATTGCCTTCTTCGCGCAAGTCATTGTCGCGCAAATCTTCTTCGCGCAAGTCCAAGTCACCATCTCAAAAGCACAAATCATCGTCACGCAAATCTAAATCCAAGTCCCCATCTCAAAAGCGCAAATCATCGTCCCGTAAATCTAAATCCAAGTCTCCTTCACACAAATCAACCTCGTCATCTGCACGTCGTCGTATTCATCGCACCAAATCTGAATCTACACGTCGTAAGTGTAATCCTGGATCAGAATACCACTCAGCCACACGCCGTTGTCGCAAGATTAAGAAAAAGACATGCAAACAACTCAGGGCGTGGTATGAAACACATAAACATCATGTAGAAAAGTAAGTGCTACACTTTTATGATTTCATTTACTACGCTACGATTCGTTGATTTAATTTGCTACGTTTGAAATTATTTCTTAACTAAATTATGAAACACCAGATCATCAATAAAAAGTATTTAAATGAAACAAAGTTTATTTAAACGTCAGTGTATACAACAGAGAAAAATTGCTACATGGTGGAGAACCCATGTATTGAAACGAAAATTGAAATCACTTTCAACTGAAATCTGCTACGATCTTGTTCGAGTTGTAGGAAAATATGCGGCGTTCTGGACGTTACAACAAAACACAAATTCATTACTAAACCAACCATATGGCATCACTCGAGACAAATGCATCTGAGAATCAAAACGTAACAATTGAGGGATCACAGAGAACGGGATCACAGAGAATAGCAAACTCACAACCACCCTCGTTTTTTGAAGATGTTGAACCTACAGAAGTTAAAAAAGAACCAATCCACCCGTTTGAAGAATACAATGATTTCAAAAAACATCCTCCCATTCCCGTGTTCAATTATATAATTAATAGCAAAACTGGTGAGTTAATTGAAGATAAAACTGGCCAACCTTAATTTTTTTATATCATTAATAAATAAAAACATGTCTGGATATTACGATAGAGTTACATTAGATTCGGGTTACGAAAAAGGCCGTGATGTTATTGATCGTGGTTCGTATGATTATGTGTTGAATCGTGCAGCGGTCATGCGTGCCAATCATGTCGAAGCCCCTTTGTTAACTCCCGCGGCCGGTGTTGATTTCTATGGCCCATTGACTGGAAAAAGGGTAACACGTGAAAGTTTCATTCAAGGAAAAGGCATGACCTTGAGTCGCAGTCCTGATAACGAAGTCTCTTACTTGCCAGCGTCGTTGTTTGATCGTCCCGCGGACGCGACACGAAAATGCGATCGCGTCGATCTTGAACCCATGTTTACTCGTGTCCACCCATCTTGTAACGGTATCAAAGAAACCGATATCTTTGCCTACTCGTTGATGCCTGGTCACTTTGCGGATGGATATTTGGGATATAACAGCGTCGTGTACACCAATCTTCAACCACGCGTGGGCCCGGACACTGCTAAATACACATACCCCAACTGCGCGCAAAATTATGCCTCTTACGCTCCTTCGCGTTCTTTCGATCGTTATGCGCCTTAATTATTATTTAAACATAAAAACAAAAAGTTCCACATTTGCTAATAAAAAATGATTCATTTAAAAAAATAAAATAAAACTTTAATATTTTTATTTGTGTTGTGAAAGATACGAAAATTATTAGATAAGACCACAAATCATCCACTTGCCTCGGAACTCATATCACTCATTTCAATTTCATTTTGCATGGTGGACACAGGTTGTGGTGGTTTTTGTAAAAACTTGATTACAATCATTACCAATCCAACCAAAATTAAAATAATACCAATAACAAGGAAAAAGTATCCTTCTTTTTGCGTAGATGATTGACCGACATACACTGTCCAATTGTATTTATTGGCAGGTTGAGTGTCTGCTGCGCGCCCTGGGAATGAGAGTGTATTATTTGTTGCATATTTTGTTGTTAATGCAGTACCTCCATTTGGGCCAACCAACAATTGGCCCGCATCATCACTATTCAGTGGAGCGTATTTTCCACTGTATCGTTTCCATATTTCCCATTTGTTTGGATCCGATGTATTGATGTAAATGTCACCATCTGCACCTGTTGTATTTAGGGGCTGTGTTTGTCCACCCGATCGAATGGTAATTCCGGCCTTCCATCCGGGGAATGTTTGTCCATCAGTTACATCACCCCATGGATTCTTGGTTTTATCTTTTCTCCAAAACATGCGTCCCGTTGACATGTTGATATAAACATCCCCTTGTTTACCATCTGCCGGCGACGTGGCGGTTGGGTCTGTTGATCCGGTAATTAATACTGGTTCACGTACCAAATCGATTCCGGCTTTTTCCAAATTTTGAGTCTGTACACTTTGACATGTGCCAGTTTGTACACTCGTGTTAATAGATTTGTAATACGTAACTTGTGGAGGAGTTTTGCTCGTATCCCAATCAAATCCTTGACAGAGTGGATCTTGGAGACAAACTGCGCCGGCATCTTGAAGCGGGTCACCAGACTGAGGCGCAGAACTTGGCGAATTTGTTGGAAGGTATGCAACTCCTCCACACAATGGGTTGTTTTTTATCAATGTACTGAATTGTGTACCTTTCATGGCTCTATCTGTAGTGCTTCCGCGATGCGTTGACCACCACCAAATGCACACCGAACCACCGGCAATCATAATCAATCCCATTAAAGCAGTTACCATTTTCACAGTTCCAGATGCCGCACTCGAAATGGCCGCCGCCGGACCGGCGATGAACACAAATGCAACAATGGCTGCCAAAATCACCAACCACATAAAATCAAATCCTTCTGTTTTCGACTTGGCCATTTGTGAAATTTCAGTCTGTGCATCCTGTAATGCCGTGTTTGTTGCTGTTGCTTTTTGGATGCAATTTCCAACAACCGATGCCACTGCTTTTTGCTGATTATCCTTGATCACAACTTTACCATCACGACTGTCGGCACGAATCACTTGCGATTGTGAACTCGATGCGGCGCAAATCTGTCCAAGATTAGACGCCACGGTAAGTGTCGCCTTAAGTGTGTCATTTAAAGTGTTTTGTGTGTTAGAACTATTTCCAAAATTAATTCCAGATGTTGTGGCTGCAGCAGCCTGTGACAATTTTTGAACTAATGTTTGTTGACTTTTTTGAGTACTCATTTGATTTGCAACGGCCGACATGTTAACTGTCATTTCAGAATCTTGACTATTGCCTTCAATATCACATTCTCCTTTACCGCCCACGCATTCAATCAATTGACTTGACCCTGCTTTAGTATCCGTTTGTTGTAAAATTGTGCTAACTTCAGATGAAACGATGTTACTCGTTATATCTGTAATATTTGACGATTGTGACTGACCCATTTATTTATTTAGATCACAGTTTTTTTTTATTTATTAAACTGCCATTGACATTTTGATTGGACCGAATGGTGTATAGTTTGACAAAATAATGTGCTCCGAAGTCAATGAATGTATATCTTTGGACTCGGATCGGATTTCGAGTGTTGGAAACATGCGAGGTGTTCGTGTGCATTGTTCCAGAAGCGCATCAATGTGATTTTTGTAAACATGTGCATCTCCCAACACATGAATAAATTCTCCGGGTTTCAAATCGCACACAAAAGCCATGATATATACTAACAGTGCATACGAAGCAATATTAAACGGAACACCGAGCCCCATGTCGCACGATCGCTGATACATTTGACACGACAAATATCCATCATGAACATAAAACTGACACAAACAATGACATGGTGGTAATGCCATGAGTTTAATATCTAAAGGATTCCAGGCAGAAAGAATTAAACGTCTATCGGTAGGTGTTGTTTTAATTCGTCGAATAAGGTATAAAATTTGATCAACTCCTTGGCCTTCATAATTATCATGCATTGTTTTATAGGTTGCACCAAAATGACGCCACTGAAACCCATAAACTGGTCCCAAATCATCTTCTTCGCGATCACGAAACCCAAGTGAGTCTAAATACGAACGCGACGCATTTCCATCCCATATTTTCACACCTTTGTCGCGTAATATCTTGGCATTTGTTTCTCCTCTCAAAAACCACAACAATTCTTCAACCACTCCTTTGAAAAAAACACGCTTTGTAGTCAAGAGTGGGAATTTTCCATTTCTCAAACCAAAACGCATCGTCTCTCCAAATAACGACAATACACCTGTTCCTGTTCGATCAGGGCGATCATTTCCGTGGTGGATGATTTTCTTAACCAAGTTTAAATACTGAGTTTCTTCGGTGTTTGAGATTGTTGGACTTTCTTCATATTGTTTTATCCAAACTTCAAATTTGCAATTATTATTTTGTGGTTTGTCTTCAGAATATGTATCATCAGTCATGGTATATTTAGAGTCGGTTGATTCGATAAAATTGGATGGTAATGTGGTTTGAATGTATGTATCGCATTCGTATGTACCACGAATAATTGTTCTAAATACTGTTGTGCATTTCGGGTGTAATATGGCTTCCTCATACAACTGTTTTCCACCAATGACAAAAATGCGCTCAATATTTGTCATTAAACAGAGAGCATCAAGAGCATGTTGTAACGTGTTAAAGGTCAATGTTGATGAGTGTGGAATGTTATTGGATATGACAACAACCAGTCGATTTGGTAACCTTTGTTGGGGTAGACTTTCCCATGTCTTACGCCCCATGATAACGGCATTTTGTTTGCGTTTGTCATTTGTATGCGTTGTTAGACGTTTAAAAAACTCCATATCGCTGCGGCATGTCCATGGAAGTTTTCCATTCAATCCAAACCCACCATTCTCGTCACATGCAATTACAATTGAAAACATATGTATTTATTGTCTTTCAATGTTTATTTTTTTGATCATCAAACAAACAACAATATATAATTTTTGTGTAGCATGGAAACTTGAGTTCATGTGTGTTTTCGCTGTTTAAACAAAATGTTTTATTAGCATCGATAGATCATTGTAGCAAAAATCATCTAAAATCAATTCTACACATTGTATCCATTTTTTTACCATGTCTTGATCAATAAATATATTATATCCTAATAACTGTTTTGCAGACATAAAATAATCGTTTCTAAATTCACATTTAATCTCTAAGTCCGGGGTTGTCCCGTATACGGGACAATAATAGTCATTTTGCTACGTATTTTTTTATTAATTTCTTTCACCCAGGACTTTAAGGTTAAGATTTGGATTGAATGGACATCCATGTGATATTGCATATAAAAGACAATGAAAACGTCCACCTTTGGCTGCATATTCACATGTCATTTCATCCCAAGGACACCCATGTTCTCTCGCATATGAAAGGCAGTCTAAATAACCATATCTAGCAGCAAATGCACACGTTTTCCCATCCCAAGGACACCCATGTTCTCTCGCATATTTTAGACAATTCAACTGACCAAAACTGGCCGCCTCTGCACAAGTCGACTCATTCCAAGGACATCCTTGTTCATGTGCATATTTCAGAACATCCAATCGACCTTGTCGTGCCGCCCAATAGCAGATCCAGTCTCTTCCATATGTCGAACAAAGATCGTCCATAATTGCGTCCATAATTGACGACGAATGATGGATCAGGCGCGAAAATAGTATATTTTGTTTAATTGTTACAATCACTGAATCATGTTTTTACCATTAACAATTCAGTGTAGCAATGTCAAATGTTTATCACATATCAATCATTTTGTAGCGAATTTGATATATGCGTTTAATTCTTTAAACTATTTTGTTCCTCATTACAACAAATACTAAAAACCGAATATGTGCGGAATTTATGCAATATTTGGAACGTTTGATGAACATGAGTGTATCGAATGTGCGAACCAAGTCAAACACAGAGGCCCTGATAACACACACGTAGAGCGAATGAAGAATGGACTAGTTGTATTTCATCGATTGAGTATCATGGACCCAACAAGTGCAGGTGATCAACCGTTTGTAGGACAAAAGTGGACACTTGTATGCAATGGTGAAATTTACAATGCACTCGAATTAAAATCTAAATATAACCTTACGACCAAGAGTCACAGTGACTGTGAAGTGATTTGGAAACTACTGGAGGATGGTCATATGAACTTTGGAGACATGGTGAGATCGTTGTATGGCGTGTATGCAATCGTGGCCATTCGTCACTACATTGATGGATCATTTGACGTTCATATGGCTCGCGATCGTGTGGGTATTCGTCCTTTGTATTGGTGTATAACAAAGGACAATCGCACGCTTGCAGTTGCCAGCGAACCACGTTCACTCTCAAACTATGGTCAATTGGTGAAACCGTTTTCTCCAGATACGGCTGGATTTGTACGGTTTGATGCAAATGGAGTACTAACACCAATACTACACAGGGAAAAACTACCATCTCTATGTGTTGATGTGCCAATTACAACCATTACATCACGCGAAGACGCGGTCAAGTACGTACGATCTGTTCTTGAACAAGTTGTCAAACGTCGTATGATGGCCGATCGTCCTATTGCATGTATGTTGTCGGGAGGTGTCGATTCGTCGACAATTGCTGCACTGGTTGCCAAATTTAGTGATCATCCCATCCATACATTTTCAATCGGTCTCGAAGGAAGTACGGATCTCAAACATGCTCGAATCATGGCCAATCATATTCGAAGCATTCATCACGAAGTTATTCTAACGGAAAAGGATTTCCTCGAAGCAGTTCCTGATGTAATTCGTACTATTCAATCGTATGATGTAACTACGGTGCGCGCATCAACCCCAATGTACCTGTTGTCGAAATATATTTCCCAAAACACTGATTTTAAAGTTATTTTCAGTGGAGAAGGACCAGATGAAGTATGTGGATCCTATATGTATTTCCATGCCTCTCCAAGTGCACAGGATAGTGCAAAAGAATGCGTAAGACTTGTGAATGATATGCATTACTTTGATGTGTTGCGCGCCGATCGTTCTACTGCTGCATGGGGATTGGAATTACGTGTGCCACTACTTGGAGTTGATTTTATTCAGACGTATTGGAGTATTGATCCTGAATTGCGCGTGCCATATCAAGGTATGGAAAAATGGATTCTTCGCAAAGCCGTCGAAGATTTATTACCACATGAAATTTGTTGGAGACCGAAAGAGGCCTTTAGTGACGGAGTAAGTAGTCAAAAGAGGTCATGGTTTAAGATTCTTCAGGAAAAGATCGAATCCGAAGTTTCAGATGAAATTCTTGCGTCTGCACAACAAACAATTACACATCACACACCCAAAACCAAGGAAGCATTATGGATGCGACGTCTGTATGAACAGTTTTATCCCAACATGGATCATTTGATTCCATACCAATGGTTGCCGCGTTGGGTTGGAGATATTTCTGATCCCAGTGCACGTGTTTTATCGGTATACAATAAGAATACATGACATGTAATTTCTATCCAAGTTTATTATCGTTGAAAATAAAAATGTGACTTTATAAATAAATCCATGATGTCCGTACTTGTTGACATGTTTAATCGTGTGAATCAGATGTTTGGATTTGGCCAGCGTTCACAAAATTTAACAGCAACACCAAGACCATTAATGATGCCTATCAATCCAACATGTGCTTTACCAACTTTACCAACACTTTCAGAAAAACGAAGAGATCTATCATGTCCTCTTATTAATCGCAATTTCCCCGTAAACATTAATGCAGGTTACATGTATCCACCTCTAATGAATCGTTCACTGCACACGTTTCATAAATTTCCTACGACGCTTCAGATCAAACCCAACTACACTCCACTCTACATTACACCTCGTTCCACACTACCAGGATTAAAATTCCCATCGGCAGTTTTTGCCACGTGTTTGATGTCACAACATATCTAACGATTTTATAAACTAGACGAATAAAATTTTTATTTAATTGCACAAATGGGTATTTTGAATTTGTATGAAATCGTGGAATCATTGACAAGTGTGAGTTTATCACAATGAGATAACAGTAGTGGTTCGCTGGTGTTTTTCCCATTTATAAGAATAGGTTCAAGTGGAACTACCCACACCCCCTCATCATCATGAACAAAATCGCAATATAATTGAGGGTGTATTTCGTTTCCAATTGTACGTCCAACAGGCAGAGAATGTGTTAATGGATGATCAACCGGTGCATGACTTCCACAGAAAAACAACATGGGAGTTTGCAATTCACTTGACACTGTTTCGAAATGTTGTTGATATTTTTCGAGTGATTTTGAATGTCTAAGAACCGAAGATTCGACTTTCTGATCCCAATCATTTCGACTCGATTCAATGGTTTTTTGTTTATCTTCAATTGGAATGATCTTCACATTATCTAATTTCGAGGCTTGAATTGTATCCCATACTTTTTGTAATTCTACTAATGCTTTCTTCAAATTCTCTACCAAGCGATCATTTTTGCCTGCATTTACGGACACACGATTGACAATTTGCTTGGTGCGATATGCGTATTGTAATGTACACAGTGTTTCATCATAGTTTAATGAGGAGGGCGAAATTGTGGCAATCATCACTGTCTTTGAGTTACCACCCAATGTATCCTTTAACAACCATGTCAGAATCGAATCGCGAAACGGAACAAATGGTTTAGAATTTTCTTTGGCTTTTGCCAAAATATTAATTACCCTACCCAATACAGTGAGAGATTTGTTGATATTTGCAGCCTCTTGCAATTGCACACCAGTAACGCCAGAATCTTTAACACGTTCACTTCCTGCCAAATCCACTAGACATAATTTACTACTCATCAACAATTCATTTGTCTGTTTGTCGAGTTGTTTTACATTTAACGAAAACAAAGCGTGTGATCGTGAAGAACGGTCATTTAATTGTGTGGATGCTGTGATTCGATGCTTATTTCCATACGAAATAAACTGATCAACAGTATAATAATCACTGGCTTCGACATAGGTAAGTCCATCCACATAGGGTCCAGTTTCTGGATGTTCACGTACACGTAAATTTTTCGTATTTTGTGGATCAATCAAGTCACGAATTTGCTCTGCATAAATTTCCAAATACGACAACTCAACTTTGAATTTCAAATTTGGTGCTAGATTGATGCGTTCGAACAAATCTGTGCAAATGCGCGGGATCAATCCTCTTCCTTCTGGTGTTAAATCTCCCATCATGGTAAACGTTTTTCCCGATCCACTTTGTCCATACGCAAGAATACATCCGTTATATCCATTAAATATATTATTCAATACAGACACGCCGACGTCGTGATAGATGTCTTTTTGTGTAATAATGACTGTATCATGATCATCCTTTTTACAAGACCAGAAACTATGGTCAAATGTGAATACATGTTTCTGTTGATTGTCATCGGGCTGGCTGAGAGTTGCTGGATTTGTTAAGATAGTCGCATTTTTATACATACGAACAATACAATCGCGCGATTTCTGTTCACGTTTGTTAAACGGCCTTACACGCACACATACTTTAATTGCCGATGTCTCGCTCATATTTATTTATTTTAAGACTAGTTTATTTATATTATTTCGCTACACAAACTTATTCAATTCACAAACTTGCTACGCAAACGTAATTGACACAAACGTATTCACTCGATCCATTCAGAACTTGCTACGCAAACGTAATTGACACAATCATACATTCCCATGGCGGAACAACAACAGCAGGATAATAAACGGTTGTGGAATGTCGTGGATCAATATCAGTACATGGATCCACAACAAATCAAGGAAGAATATTCCAAGATTGCATCCCCAGTTGCAGTTGCATGTTTGAATTTGTCGGGCGACATGAATATTGGCACCATGATGCGTACATCAAGTTTGTTTGGTGTTGGAAAATTTCTAATGCTGGGACGAAAGTTTTATGATCGGAGAAGTTCAGTGGGTACTCAGCACCATATTCCACATGAACGAATTTATATGATGAAGGGCAAGGACAAGGATGAACTCGATGAAGAGTCAGTTCTTGACATTTTGCGCGAACAACAGAAAAATCACACTATTGTATTCGTCGAACAGCACGCATCAAGTGTACCCTTGACAAAACTGCACACACTCAATTTTGAACTCCCACCATTGTTTGTGTTTGGATCAGAGTCGAATGGAATTCCAGCATCGCTATTGTCTCTAGAGAATTCCTATTCTGTCGTCATTCCTCAACAGGGACTTGGAAGAAGTCACAATGTGGCTATTGCCTGTGGAATTGTATTGTACGAATGGTTTAGGGTTTTTTAGAATAAAGTCTTATGTTGTTTAGAATAAGTTTTATTCAAATGATTATTCTTGTATAACATCAAGTGTAATATCAGGATCGTGATTGTGAGTGCATGTTAAACTCGTTGAATGTTGAGTCAAGGATCCAGTTGAACCAAACCCACCTGTACCGCGTGACGTGTCGACAAGTTCCGATTTCAATACTTGGTGGACCCCAACATGAATTGGACGTCTAAAAATTAATTGAAATCCTGTAAAAGGAAGTTGAAGTTCGGGAAGGTTTGGGTCAATTCGGGTCATTGGGACTTTAATCGTGTCGAGGTAATTTGGGTCAATGATTCCAATCGAATTACTTTGAATATATCCTGATTTCGAAAGAGAACTTCGCGGAACAACTTCGATATAATATCCAGGTGGAGGTTGAATGACAAGTCCAGTATCATACAGTGCAGTGATGGGACTTAAATCTTTCACTTTTCTGATAATCGTGAGATCATATCCCACGTCAGATGCACGTTTCTTCGAAGGTATTATGGCACGCGAATCTGTTGTTACAACCTTGAATCGCGATAGTGTGTCTCCTGGCAATTCTTCACACATATACAAAAATGCAGCATATAGATGCTGGATTCGGGTTTGTGGATCTGATGGTTCATAAATAAGGGCAAGAAAGTCTAATGCTTCCGTATTTTTCATTCCATATTCAACAACATGTTTTGCAAAAACTCCAATTTGAAACATAAATCTTTTCGTGAATTTGATGTTATGCGAGTTCAACCATTCGTCCATATTTTTTTCAATTTCCTTTACAATTGTAAATTTCACGTCAAATGTTTTGCAATCAATCGTCAAGTACGACTCGACCAATCCTCGCACAAAATGCACAGACATGGTTTTGGGGATTAAATCCTTTCTATATGTCAACGTATACATACTTTCACCGGATAAACTATCGGATTTTTTGTCATTTACTTGTTGTAACGTGTAATCTTTGCAATTTTTCCCGAGTTTATAGTCTTCTTCCATTGCGAAGAGGTCGTTTATTTGAAATTATGCCAACGATCCACTTGATAAAATTTTTTAATGCACATCATTGTAGCAACAAGTTTTTAGATCACATTACATCAACGTTTTTCGTAGCAATGTTGTTTTTGTCAATACGACTCATTTGTTGTAGCAATGTTGTTTTTTTGTCAATATGACTCTTATTTATTGTAGCAATGCAATTGGTTGTGTTATTGGTTTCACACATACAACATAGAACAAAATTACAATGTCTACTGATCTTGACGTATCTATTTTAACCGAGTACAAAAAGTTTTCCAAAAAGGCAGATCGTGTCAAAGCATGTGTGGTATTATCAGTTCCACAAATCAATGTCAATCTACTTTTAAAAAAGAAAATTGTATTTGTACTAGATACAAGTGACAGTATGTCGGACCATATTGGAATATTGAAACAAATTATGGAAAAAATAGTAACATGTGCCCTAGGCAATATGGTTGGAATTGTAACATTTGATGATGAAGCGCGTGTAATTTGCCCTCTTCGTGATTTATCAACGTATGAAAAAACGCGAACAATGAATGAAGAAATACACAATCTAAAAACAAATGGATTTACAAATTTGTGTGCTGGATTGGAGACTGGTCTCAAAGTTCTCTGGGAACCTTTAACATTGGATGAAACTCAAATCTCAAATGAACGTCGGTTTTTAGTATTGTTGACAGATGGTGCATCCAATATTCATCCACGCAAAACAAAGGATATTCTCACGCGCCTTCAAATGACTCCTTTTTCGAATAATACAGATATTTACTCGATTGCCCTTGGTTCAAATGTGAATCAAGACTTGCTGTTGAAACTCACCGAACAACACCACGGAAGGCTCTATGATTTGAAATCACCATCCGAACTGTTTAAATCATTTGGAGATTGCATGGGAAGTATTTTAAGCGCTGCCATAACAAATGTCGAAGTCAAAATTACTACAGATTGTATACTGATTGTGAATCGTATTTATAATTTGACTCAACCTTGTATACTGAGCATTGGAACAATGTTTGTGAACGATACACGAGATATTCTATTAACATTTGAGTACATTGACACATCAAATCCATTTATAGCAACAATTGACGTTTCATACATGGATCACAAAAATTGCAAGCAATCTGTTTGTAAAAATGTATGCATTGATTACGATCCATTGTATGTATCAAAAGATGAACAATTACCGTCCGAAAAAAAGAAGTATATTCGCCAACAAGAAATGAGACTTGATGTAAGCATGTTGATCGATCAATTATATCAATCAAATACAGTACCAGAAGAACTAAAAACACAAATTAAAGACAAGATAAAGTCAATTCGAGATGAAATATTCAAAAACGAATGGGAAACTGAGCCACTGTGCAAGGAAATTATTAGTATACTAGACCAAATTCAATCTACAGATGCATTTAGGTGTCGGTCTGTATCAATCGGATTAAAATATCAACGCCAAACCTCATATACAACATCACCCTCATACACAACATCACCCTCATACACAACATCACCCTCATACACAACATCACCCTCATACACAACATCACCCTCATACACAACATCACTTCAACACACACTTGCTGTCGAATTTGAAAAAAAATATCACCATAACAATCAGGAACATAAAATGAAAAATGATGATTTGATATCAGACGATATAACGACGGAAAATGCACAATCATTGGACGAATTGACGCTTGTTATTGAAAAGCCAAAACGACAAATAACAACGGCAAATGAAACGTTGAAAAAATCAAAAACAAAAGAAAAAGATGAAACAACTGACAACGTTCCCGAAAATAAACAATTATTGTCTTACTGTACAATAAATTAAAATAATAAATTAAAATAATAAATTAATAAAATAAAAATGGATAGTTATGATTTGCCATCGTCTCCTTATCAAAATACCGAAAAGGATAATGCAACAAATTGGTTTGTTGTGTTTTTAGTATTTGTGATTTTGGTTGGATTGGGTGTTGGTGGATATTTTGCTTATAAACATTTTACATCAAATTCATCGAGTGGAGGTGGTCCTTCAAACACAAATACAGATTCATCTTCAATGAATTCTGATGGTTCATCAAAGACAGATACAAATGGGTCTTCGAATTCGATCACAAACACTCCATCATCCTCATCAACGATCACAATATTACCACAATCTCCATCTCAACCGCCTTCATCATCACCTTCATCACCACCCACATCTCAACCGCCTTCATCACCACCTCCACCACCACCCTCATCTCAACCGCCTTCATCACCATCACCACCTCCACCACCACCCTCATCTCCATCCGAAGAAGTTTTTGGTGTTCAATTTAATTTCAACGAATTATATGATACAGACATTACAATTCAGCCCGAAGGAACAATTAAATATAAAGACAATTTTATTGATACCACTGTCATTTCAAATCGTTTGAATGCTGGATACACAATTGCAACTATGACACAACTCAGGCAGGATTGTACCGCAGGAATGCAATGTTACAAATGGGGATTATGTATGGCAGATGACAATGTAAATCTTGCCGGAGCATTCCCAACTCAAACGTGTATTGATCCGTCAACATGTACGTCGTCCACATCTACATCTCCACGTGTTGTGACCGTTGTTTCTCCACTTTCAGGTCAGTCATTACCAAATGTGATTTGGATTTATGGATTCAAACCTCTCGAAAGCATGATTAAAAAAGATCCAACCTCATTCCAATTATTTGTTAGTGATATTGGAAAAACACGCGAAGTTTATCCATGGATGACACCATTTTTGAATATAACTTCAAACTCATTATTTAAAAAATATTGGAGTATGAATGATGATGGTGCAAGAACTACATGTGGCGATAGTTTGACAAATTGCGCAATTAATATTGTCGCTACTGGTGGTGCCAATATCAGTCCTGGATGTTGTCCTGGGTATATTATTGACAGTTATATTGATTATGAAAAAAATGGGTCTGGAACAGTACCACCAAAATCCAAACCACCAACTCTAGGAAATCCTTCAATCGCCTGGGTAACATCGGCAGCATCCAGTTTAAATTTGAAGTTTAGATTTACACCTGATGGTTATATTGTGTCCCAACAAAAAGATGGTTCTGTATATGCATTATCAGTATTATCTGCATTTGACCAATGTCCAGTTCAACTTGTTTATTTTGATTCCATTTCAAATATCCAAGAACAACCAATCGACACAAGTGTCAAAGATCCATCAACAGTAAAAGTCACGGGAGCAACAAAGTTTTTATTCACAAACGAGGGTCATTTAATATTAAAAAATAATTTTACATATGGAGTTTGTTGGGGAAATCCGCCGTATGCTGGTGTTAGTTTGTGGTATGGTGGATTGCATGTCCGTGCATTAAAAAACTTGTTTACAACATTTTTCATGTGAGTTGACTTATTTTTTAAATAAATTTATTAAACCCATCTGTTGCTACAAAGTTTTATCAATTCGGATGCTGCTACAAAAAGTGAAGATAAATACTGTATATTTCATTCACAAAAGTCTAAAGCCAACAACACAATCAATTCTGAAAAAGAACAAAAACATGGCAAGTGTAAAAAAGACTTCTGGACTCTCATGGACAATTCAATCTCTACAAATGCGCATGGACATTGACAGGGCGTACATTGATTCGATGAATCACACCATATTAAGGTTCTTGCCGATGATAATGGACAAGAGTATCGATCGTGACTATCGTCATGTTATTCAAGAACGTATTGATACTTGGCGAAAACTTGCACATGATACTGAAGAACACTTTCGAACTTTAGAAAACGCTTTACAAAAACACATGAGTTCTTCTGTACTTGTATAATTATAAAATTTGTAAAATAAAACTTAGTAGTTAGTTAAAAGATCAATATGACGCCACAAGATGCTGATTGTAGATTCAAAAATCTTACGGTCGATATTTTGGCTGCCAGATTTATTAAAGTAAAGTACATTGAAGTTTGTAGTAATGTTGATTATGGACGCGGTCCGACTGGATTCGTGGGACCGGTCGGCCGAACTGGTTTTTTTGTCAATACGGGAGGCACTGGTATAACAGGACCGACTGGCCGGACTGGTGCGGTTGGAGTGATGGTTGGAAATACAGGACCTACTGGGGTGACTGGAATCGATGGACCTACCGGAGTGTCTGGGCCAACCGGACCGACTGGGTTTAGAGGCCCAACGGGCGATACTGGGCCAGATGGGCCAACGGGTTTTACTGGTCCAACAGGTGAACGTGGTCCAACTGGAGCAATGGGTATTATGGGAGAAACTGGACCAACTGGTCCGACTGGTAAATCTGGCGAAACGGGTCCCAGAGGAAGCACTGGACAGAGGGGGCCGACTGGTGAGGTGGGCCCAACTGGTCCAACGGGTGATGGTCATACAGGGCCGGCCGGCGTTGCAGGCATCAATGGAAGTCAAGGCCAAACTGGGCCAACAGGTGCTAGTGGTATTAATGGTGCCACTGGTCCAACTGGTCTTGGCGGAATTGCCGGATCGATGGGTCAAATTGGAAAACATGCTACTATTGGTCCCACTGGACCGACAGGTATGCAAGGTAACACTGGTCCGACTGGTGTGACGGGGTTAACAGGACCTGATGGATACACAGGCCCCACAGGTGTGATTGGGTTGGAGGGATTTACTGGGCCAACGGGTATCAACGGCATCGATGGTCCTACTGGTCAGACGGGTTCTGATGGTGTTATTGGTCCAACCGGGCAGACAGGTTCCAATGGGTTTACTGGATCCACTGGTCCAACGGGATTTGATGGAGTTGATGGTGCGACAGGGCCTATGGGTTTAGATGGTATAACAGGTCCTACTGGTCCAACAGGTTTCAATGGAGTCAATGGCCCAACAGGTCAGACTGGTGTTAATGGCCTGACTGGTCCCACAGGTCCAATAGGGTTCAATGGCGTTAATGGCCCCACAGGTCCGGCAGGTGCAAACGGATCAACAGGCCCCACTGGTGCAGCCGGCAGTACTGGTCAATTATCGGGTACACAATTTAGAGTTTTTTCTAACGGTGGAACGGCTGCGGTTCCTATGACATCGAACATGACATTGTCAACACCACAAGATACGCATACGGGCGCATCTATCCAATTCGCACGTATAGGATTGGGTGGAACAGCAGCAAATGGAACATTTCCATTGAATATGAACGGTACAATAATGCAATTAGGAAGTAATGGAAATATTGGAATCGGTGTGGATGTTTTAAGTCGTTTAACAACCGGATCAAATAATATTGCATTTGGTTCTTCGTCCGGAACTAGTTTTACTGGCAGTTCTGATAATGTTTTATTAGGTGACTCTGCGGGTATTTATATGAATAATCCAGGTTTGACTGGATGTAATGTTGGTATAGGTTATCGAAGTTGTTCTAGCGGAGACATATACAATGTGGCTGTTGGTAGTGACGCTTTGGGTAAAACATCTTCTGGATCAGGATCATTTAATGTTGCACTAGGAAGTTTTGCTGGATTCGCTGCAACTGCACACAACGAAAGTGTACTTATTGGGCATGAAGTGGCACGATTATCAGCACCGAATAGTTCACAAAATGTATGCATAGGATTTAGAAGTGGATATCAATTAACATCTGGAAGTAGAAATGTTTTTATTGGAGACCAGAGTGGATCCGAATCATTTTTTGCCACATTAAATGATCGATTAGTAATTTCAAACTCAAATGCAATATCTCCTTTAATTGGTGGCAATTTTGCGTCTTCATCTGTAACTATTGAGGGGCAACTTGTCACATCTAATGGATTAATTTGCAGAACATCATCAATGGCACCATCGGCAACAACTGGTTTTCTCTATCTGCCTGTTTGTACCGGAACTGCTACTGGTACTCCAGTATTGCCATCCGGTTCAACTGGAACAGTTGCTTTGGTTTATGATTCACTAAACGATCGTTTATTAATTAACAATAGTGGATGGCGTAGTAGTCTTTTTACTTGATACATTTAAATAATAGAAATGCCGGGCATTCGCTTTTAACCGATTATGAAATGAGGAATAACCGGGCCAACGATGAATAATTATTCTTTCGCTCTTTACCCGGTTAAAGTTATAATCATTTTTTGATATATATAGACTGTAAATAAATCAAATTTATGCAAGCAAAATCGATTTCCAAGATCCGGTGTATATGTACAGTCTATTGTTTAAACGATTAAAAATAAAGGCCCTGGTAAATGGCTCAGAGACTGGTACACCTGAAGGTACACCATCAACACAAGGAATGTAAAGAAATCCGGTCGAAGCAGATACAGCAAGACTACTATTTTGTGTCACAATACCCCCTGAACATCTCATGGTCGCATTCATACGGGCAGTTTTTAACAAAAAATCACCACCAATCAAAGGGTTTGCGGTAGATGTATTTGCAACGTATAATTGATTAGATAATGTCTCGTTGGCACCAGAAGAATACCCCAAAAATACATTGGATGATCCAGTGGCGTTTGCACCTGAATTTGTACCAATAAAAACATTATTTGATCCTGAAACTCCAACTGCAGATCCTGTATTGTATCCCACGAATGTATTTCCATTACCTATACAATTTCGGCCACTGAAAGATCCTACAAAGACATTATTTCCCGTGAATCCTGGACTAGTTGCGTTTTGACCTGCTTCATGCCCAAGAAAAACATTATTATTTGAATTTAAATTTTGTCCTGCTCGTGTTCCGATCAATATATTATTTCTTATCGCCGATGTTGTATTTGAACCGCAGTCAGTCCCTATGAAAATTCCCCCAGTTCCAGTTGTAACATTGCGTCCAGCAGAGTTCCCTATACCAATTATCTGTTGCGCGGTCGTCAAAGAACTTAAAGTGTTTGTATCTCCAATTCCAAGAGTTAGATTAGTATTGTTTCCTACAAGAACTCTACAATTGTTAGAAGACTGGTTTATAAGAAGACGAGATAATCCTGTAAACCCGACGCCGAGGCCCATTCTATCATATTGTACAACTGCTCCTGTGTGTCCATCTTGTGGTGTACTAAGAATAATTGCTTGGGATGCTGAAACCGGTCCAGTGTTCCCGTTTACGAGTAATCGGTCTGTTGTTCCAGAAATCAGTCCTCCGCCACCTGTCGGGCCAGTTGATCCACTTGTGCCATTTATACCAGTTGGTCCAGTGATACCAACGGTACCGTTTAAACCGGTAGGACCATTGAATCCTTGTTGACCTGTTGGTCCTGTTGGTCCAGTGTTTCCTATTCTGCCATCGATACCTGTGGGTCCGACCGGTCCATTCGTGCCAGTAATTCCGGTCGGACCTGTAACGCCAATTGTACCATCCATTCCAGTTGGTCCAGTCGATCCATTTTGACCTATTTGGCCCGTGGGTCCAGTTAATCCATCGACACCACTCACTCCTGTCGGCCCAGTTTGTCCCATAAATCCATCTATTCCAGTAGGGCCTGTGCTTCCATCGATTCCAGATGTTCCAGTTGGTCCAGTTATCCCCTGATCACCACTGAATCCGGTCGGACCGGTCGCGCCAGTTGATCCAGTCATACCTCTTAGACCTGTAACACCAGCCAATCCACCTGGACCAGTTGGACCTGTTATTCCAACAATTCCAGTCGGTCCAGTGTTTCCAGTTACATTGTTACTTACACCAGATCTTCCTGTCGACCCAGTGTTTCCCGTGGCACCATTCGACCCAAATTGTCCTGTCGGGCCAGTATTTCCTTCTAAGCCCGTCGGACCTGTATTTCCAATAAATCCGTTCATTCCAGTTGGACCAAGAACTCCTTGTGATCCGTGAATTCCAACTGCACCCACTGGACCTGTTTGTCCCCTCTGACCTGTTAAACCCGTGGGTCCATTCATTCCCAGTGCACCAGTCATACCAGTGTTTCCAGTTATTCCTTGATTGCCAGATAATCCATTCATACCAGTAGTTCCGATCCCACCTATCAATCCGGTGTGGCCTATAATTCCTATTTTTCCTTTGGTTCCAGTAGGGCCTGTTATACCGATCGAAAATCCAGTCGGACCTTGCACCCCAGTTGACCCTTGTGGAGTTCCAGTCGGCCCAGTCGCACCAGTCATACCCGTAGGACCTGTCGACGAAATACTACTATTGGAGTATTCAAATTGTATATTACTGACCACAGTTAAATTTTCAACAAACAAATTCCCAATTGACGCACGCTCATATCGCTCATCCGCATTCTGTGGATTCATTTTCTTTATTATTATTATTATTAGTATAAAAATTTTTATATTTATCGTTGTCTTTTTATTACAATACAATAAAGATGTTTAAAACGCGCCCGATACCCAAGTCGATGTTAGTGTATTGTAAATGTATAACCGATTGTTTGTCGTATCGTACACGAGTGGAACTGTATTGGGTTGATTAACTGGAGTTCCAACTGGAGTTCCACTACAAGTTGGAATATACAAAAAGCCTGTAGTCGCTGCTAATGGCACAGTACCATTCCTACAAACAACACTAGTTGTGACAGTTAGAGTACCGTTAATTGTCAGTCGTGGTGCAGCGAAATTTCCATAAAAAAGTGGACTTTTTGTTGAAGTGTTGCTTATGTATAATTCGTTAGAATTTGTAGGATTCAATCCACTTTCATTTCCAATATAAACATTTGAAGAAAAAGAACTACCTATGTTGGCTGCCGCTCTATTTCCCAAAAAAACATTAGAAATCATCGGAGTAGCAGAAGTAACAAAACTTCTAGCACATTGGTACCCGATTAATATACTTCTACCACCAGTATTTTGTAATCCTGTTTCTATTCCACAAGTAACGTTAAACTGTTGTAAATAATTTCTTTCTATTGCATTTGAAACAATAGTGTTACGAGGTTCAGGTGTTTGCATAGAACCAGCAATTCCATCACACAATATACAAGTTAAATCATTATTATTACTACCAACGTTTGTTGCAGAAGTCCCCCCAATTACAGTAATTCTGTTATCGACATTTGAAGTAAATCCACTTCCGCCCGCAAAACGCCCTATGCATAATATATTATTGTTTAAAGAAGTATAGTTCAACCCTGTTGAGGTACTTCCCACCAACACGACACTTCCTCCAAGTCCAGCAAGAAACAAAATTCTTCTGTCATTTATGGACAATGGAATTGAACTATGTGGAGGCATTCCTAATCCAAGTCGACTGTATTGAATCACTGCACCAGTATGACCGTCTTGAGGCGTTGATAATGTTACATTAAAACTTGTAGACGTTGCACCGGTTGCACCACTGACTAGTACTCTATTTGTAGTTCCAGCAATTGTTCCCACTGCATTCGGGCCAGTTGGTCCAGTTGATCCAAGTGATTGCCCAGTTGGGCCCGTGGATCCGTTTGACCCGTTGACCCCAGTTGGACCTGTGGGACCGTTCGCTCCATTGTCACCGGTGGGACCCGTGGCACCATTAACTCCATTGACACCAGTTGGACCCGTGGCGCCACCGATCCCGTTCACGCCGGTTGGACCCGTGGCACCATTAACGCCATTCACACCGGTTGGGCCAGTGGCACCATCTATGCCGTTCACACCCGTCGGTCCAGTGGCGCCATCGACTCCACTCACTCCCGTCGGCCCAGTGGCACCATCAACTCCATCAATACCTGTTGGACCTGTCACACCATCCACGCCACTCACTCCGGTTGGCCCCGTGTGACCGATTAACCCATTCGCCCCTGTTGGTCCAGTTACTCCATTCCTACCACTCAGTCCAGTCTGTCCAGTGGCCCCTGGTGTACCATCTGCGCCAGTCGGACCAGTCGGGCCAGTTGGACCGCGTCGACCCGTTGGACCGGTGGCACCATTCGAACCTCTTAACCCAGTTGGACCAGTCGGCCCCGTTACTCCATTGACCCCAGGCAGTCCACTGGGTCCAGTCGGTCCTCTTAAACCCATCATTCCAGTTGGCCCCACTTGACCGGTCACTCCAGTAGAACCTGTTGAACCTGTTATACCGGTTAACCCAGAAATGCCAGTCGGTCCAGCGAACCCGATCGGTCCAGTACACCCAGTGGCACCAGTGCTGCCATTTGCTGGACCGGTGGGCCCCAAAGGCCCCGTGTTTCCTCTTGTACCCGTTGAACCTGTTATTCCAGTTGGTCCTCTTGATCCAGTCGGACCAGTCTGACCAGTCGGTCCTTGATCGCCATTTGATCCAGTTGGTCCAGTCATTCCAAGCGATGGTACAACTGCACCAGTGGGACCTCTCAAACCGGTCGGTCCAGTATCACCGGGACCAGCCCATGACACTTCTCCGTCCGGTCCGGTGGGTCCAGCAGGTCCTGTTGATCCTGGTATCGATATCAACACTCCAGACGCATTTAAAAATGAAATATCTCTTGTTGTAATTGTGTTGGCATACAATTCCTGTGCAACAAAGTTTCTATATCTACGATCTTCATCTTGAGGCGTCATTCATTTCTTTCTTTTATTTAATTGAATATGATTTTAATTTTTTTAGGTTTTTCGTTTTCTTCATTTAGTTCTGACAGTGAATGGATCACGAACGAATTACAAACTTGGTGGTTCACCCAATCCATGATGGGAGAAATCAATTCTGCCCCTGTTCTTTGAATGTCCAGAAACAATACAATACGATCCTCGTCAGTGTTGTTAATGACTCGATGAACATAGGTATCATCAAACAAAAAACTTTCACCTTCTTTCCAACTATATTTGAATTGGTCCACTTGAATAAAACAATTTTCTCTATCTTGTGGCACTTGCAGTCCAAGGTGATATCTCATACATCCACGAAACGGTCCTGTGTGTGGTTTGATTTCACTATGTGCCTTTAGAACTGAAAACATGGCGAGTTTCACGTCTTGACCACAGTTTCTTAACAATCGCATGGTTTCTGGAAAATGTTTTTGCACTTCCGGATATTCTTTGTTGTAAAATTTTAAAATGACAAGACGCCACCCATCATCGGTAAATGATTTTCCGAATGTCGTTGGTGACGATTCGTTGGCTGATCGTGTGTGAAAACGTGCCATAAATGACAGAATTTCTTGTTTTATGAGTGACACGTTATTTTCTAGATGTAAAGATTGGGGAAAAAGCCTGCGCGAATCAAGAATAGGTAATAGATAATTGGGATCGTAAGTACAGTATGCAATGAGATCGTTATATAGTGCAGTAATAGAATTTGTGCATTCGGTGTACTGTACAATCAATTTCAGTGCTAACAAAAAAGTCATACCAAACAGGACTAGACAAATCATGCAGTGAATCGTAGATTTGAACCGGTCAAAGGACATGACAGAGATAACCGGGTCAGCGATGGATATTATATTCCTTCTCGCGCTTTCCCCGGTTAACAAACGAGGAAGACTTGACATTTATTCTAACAAAAAATAATTGCCTCCAGTAGGGATTGAACCTACGACCTTTCGCTTACAAAGCGAATGCACTGCCAGTTGTGCTATGGAGGCCTTACTCACATGAGAGTAATAAAATATATTAAATAATAAAACGAACAATCTTGGATAAGAACATGAACAACCTTCAAAAGCGTTATTTAATGTTTTTAGTAGGGTGTATTGGAACAAGGATATTCATTGCATATTATGCAAAAAATCTTACAACTGAACAACTGCCATTGGCAGGTGCGTTTGCGTTCTTGTTTGCATTGGGATGGGCTAATATTTATTTAAATCAATCGCGAAAAGTTGGGATTGAAACATTCGGAGATGAAATTTGGTGGGATAAAGTGCGTCCTATTCACATAACACTGTACTTTTTATTTGCACTCATGGCCCTCAATCGAATGCATTCGGCATGGATTGTATTGGTTGTTGATGTTATATTAGGTACTGTGTTTTTCCTCAATCACCACTTTTTACATGTATTCAATCTATCATATTAAAAAACTACAATAAAATTTTTATTTATTTCTTTGTTTTGGATTCTTTCATTTTTTCTTCATATTCCTTCGGTGTCATGTTGGTTTTAAATGCAGTGATCAAGTAATCTTGAATCATGGCCTGTGCTTGTGCCGTATCGATATTTCCCAACTCTTGTTGTTCACGCAAGTACAACATATACCGAATATGGTTAATATCATCCAATTTGGAATCACGCGACGTCAACAGATCAAAAATTCGTGTATTGTTTTCTGCAAATAAATCAAGTGTCTTATTTTTACGAATTTCTTCGCGCAATTGCTTGTCGGAATGTTCAGGGAATTTTTTTCTCAAATCGGTGTATTCGTTTCGAATTTGTGCCGTATATCGTTTTTGTTCGTCCACTGTGAAACGGGCCGTTGGTTCGTCATTGACATATGTGTACACTTTGTTTTTCGGATCCTGTGCCAATTTTTCCAATTGTTTTTGATTCAAATATTCGGGTGTGTTTTTGTTATTGTTTGCACTCGGTTTACGACTCATAATCTAGTGGTCTTTTTATTGTTTAAACATGTTTCACGGATTTATTCACGAACGCAACAAACTTATAGAGTATCATAAAATCTTTTTCGAATTACTTTTGCAAATAAATTCAACGAAGAGAATTGTTCATTTTCATCTTTTGTGGCAATTGTATACAGTTGTTTACTTTCATCAATCACACGTTTAACAACTTCACGCAGCACGGGAAATACTTTGTTTGGACCAAACAGAATACTCAGCAATACGAGGTTGAAAATCATAGTCGATGGTCCATACCAACACACAAACACTGTAAAAATCAAAACATGCTTATACGGTATAACAAATTGATTATCTTTTTCTTCTGGATTCATTGAATTTTGTGTTTAGATGGTTCATCGATAAAATATAAAACACAAACTATTCGTGTAGCATATACATCGAAAATACGAATTCAACTTGACTTAAATCAGCGTAGCAGAGATAATTTCATTGTGCGTAGGTAGCAGAGATAATTTCATTGTGCGTAGGTAGCAGAGATAATTTCATTGTGCGTAGGTAGCAGAGATAATTTCATTGTGCGTAGGTAGCAGAGAT